ATGGACGAGCGAAAATTCGTCCTGCATTTCGAGCTACTCAACGACACGCCGACCCAAGTCGAGGAGAAATTGAAACTGACCGTCGATGGCCGCGCTTGCAAGACCGAAAAGCGCATCCGCATCCCCGGCAATCACACCTACACCAATATGAAGGCCCAGCAGGTGACGGCACCGGGCCGGGCGCTGGCTCAGGTGGAGGTGCGCGAGAAACCCGCCGATTTGCTGTTCGACTGGAAGTTTGGGGACATCATCGGGCGGGAGGTGTTCGGAGACGGGTTTGAGGATTTGTCGATGTACGACCGTCAGGGACGGCCTAAGCAATAATTTTAGTTTGTTGATGAAGTGTATTGTGACACCACGGGGGCGCTGCTGCTGTGGTGTTTTTATTTGGTATGTTTGAGGTGTGAGAATGAAGTGTGGGGGCGGCCCCCCGACAACCCACCGAGGCGATGAAAAAAGATGATGCCGTTCCCGAGCAAGGGAGCGGGAAACCCACCAAACGAGGGCGGGGTACCAAGTACCGCCCTGAAATGAAAGAACAGGCCCGAAACCTTGCTTTGTTGGGCCTAATTGACACCGAAATTGCGGCGGCGCTGGGCATCGGCGAAACCACCCTCAATGAGTGGAAAAAGCGCCATCCTGAATTTCGGGAGTCCCTAAACAGCGGCAAACTTCTGGCTGATGCCGAGGTAGCGGCGGCGCTGTTTCAGCGGGCCGTTGGCTACTCGCACCCTGACACGCACTTCTCGGCTTACGAAGGGACTGTGACCGCCACGCCGACCACCAAGTATTATCCGCCCGACACGAAGGCGGCCATGCACTGGCTGCACAACCGGCAGATGCGGCTGTGGAAACTCGGGGAGCGCGACGATGAGGGAGACACCGAGACGAGCGTCATCAAACCCAAACCGCCCCAAACCTGATGGTACTCGACGTGAGCGACCTCGGGCTTTGGAACGAGGTATATCTGCCTTTGATGGACGCCGAGCGCGACGCGTTCGACATCAATACGCTGTGGGGCAGTGGCGGGTCGGGCAAATCGCAGTACATTTTCCGCCGCTGGATAACGAAGATGTTTGAGAAGCGGCGGCGGCGGTACTACGTCATCAGGAAGGTAAACGCCACGCTGCGCACCTCGTCATACCAGGACTTGAAAGACTGCGTGTACGACTGGGGCGTTGAGAAGTATTTCAAATTCACCGTGAACCCCTTGCGGATTCAGGGGCCGAACGGCAACGAGGTGGTTTTTCTGGGGTGCGACGACCCGGAAAAGCTCAAGTCGCTGGCAGCGGGCGACGAGGTGTTTTGTGAGGAGGTGACGGAACTCGACAAAACGGACTTCCTGCAAATCATGATCCGGGTGCGGGGTCAGGGCAAGGACGGAGACCGGAAAATCATCTGGGCGGCGTTCAACCCCGTGGACGAAGACCACTGGGTAAAAACGACACTGGTGGATCCGGCCGTTCACTGGAACACCACGACGACAGCGAATGCCAGTACCGGCAACATCCGGGCGGTGCATACGACGTACCTCGACAACAAGTTCGTCGGCGATGCCTACGCCCAGAAAATGGAGTACATCCGGGCGCTGGACTTCAATTATTACCGAATCTACGCCCTGGGTCAGTGGGGCATCACGCGGCCCGACGCGCCTTTTTTTCACAAGTTCGACGAGGAAGCCCACGTGTCGGCGCATTTTCAGAAATACAGCGAATGGCCCCGCTACAACCCCGACAAGGCCATTTACGTGTCGTTCGACTTCAACATCATCAACTCGGCCATCGTCAGCCAGAAGCATTGGGAGGCGGGGTATTTCCCTTATCTGCAAGAGTACCACGAGGCGGGCGGCTTCGACCTTGATGCGGTGGTGGACGAGATACTCGACACCTACACCGACAGCTACGTGATGGTGACGGGCGACCCGGCGGGCAACGCAGGCAGTGCCCTGACGAAGGACAACGCCAGCGGGTTCGACATCATCCGTTCACGGTTCGCGGCCAGGGGGCAGGGATGGCGGTGCAACATGGACAACGTGGCTTCGGCTTCGCTGGGCTACCGAACCTCGAAACTGATTTCCAACGCCGTGCTGCACCACGAGAAAGGGAACCTGTTTTTCCACCCTGAAATGAAGCGCACCATCAGCGACATGAAAAAGATGCGACAGGGGAAAGAAGGGGGCCTCGACAAAAAGCACTGCGACGACCACGACTACGGCCATTTGGGTGACTGCGTGAGGTATGATACTGCCTTTCACATGGAAGACCATTTCAAGTCGTATGGCTATGACTTTCTGAAGGCTGGCTGAATACTTGAAAATTTCAACGAATTTTCGAGTATGTTTGGGGCAACCTTCCCCACCCTCCTCACCGTGACCCCCTTCGACGAACTGGTGAAGCTGGCTTTGCCCACCACCGCCCGCGCCGGCGGGGTGCTTTACGTCAACGACCTGCCCGGCGTATCGAGCGAAATGGCCTCGGCCCTGACCGATTCGGACGCCGACACCCTGACCAAACTTTTCGACAAGGTGCGGCGGCGGGCGTGGGAGCGGCTGATGGTCGAAGCCCAGGACGCCCTCAGCGACCGGGCGACCTTCAAGCCCCTGGTGGCACCCGCCACGACCCCCCGCAAGCGCAACCCCCAAACCGTGATTGCCCCCGTGGACGCCTGGCGCGGCCAGCGGCTGCTGGTGCCCGCCTCGGCCCACACGGTGCTCAGGGTGAAGGCCATTTGGCTGTGCGTGTTTCTATCTGACCCGTCGGTTGCCGGGCCGCCGGTGACGGTGAAGGTAATGGATTTGGAGGAAGGCCGGGAGCGGGCCAGCTACAACCTCGGCCCGGTCACGCACGGCCTGAAACGCTACGACCTGCCCAGCGGGGCAACGGCGGAGTTTGACGCCTCGCGCTGGTTGAACCTGGCCTTTGTGACCGACCGGGCGGCGCTCTCGACGATGGTGGTGGACCCGGTACGGGCCTGTTCGTCGTCGGTACCGGTGAGCGGGATTGAACTGCGCAAAAACCGACCCGCTACCGACGACGAAGCGCTGTACCAGGCCGAGCCGGGAGGCTATGGCCTGTGGGTGGAAGCGGAAGCGGAAACCTCGCTTTCGTCCATCCTGACCGAGCAGGCAAGGCGGCTCCAATCGGCCTTCTGGTATTTGACCGGGGCGGAACTGCTGACCGAAAAACTGGCCTCGCACCGGCTGAACGTGTGGACGACGACGAATCTGGAATTCACCCGCCAGACCCGCGACGACCTTGTGAACACCTACCGCAGCGTGGCGCGGAAGGCCCTCAAATCGCTGCCTCTGGATTCGCTGGGGTGGGAGGAGCCGGACGGCGTGATGGGGTACGAGGCGCAATCGAATGTGTAAACAACAGAAAAATGACAAAGACCAGCAGCAAACAGCGGCTCGCAAACCTGATTCAAAGTTGCGAACAGTCCTTGAAAATTGCCCGTTCGCTCTACGACGACGACGACCTTAAGCAATGGGCGGTCGAGTACTCGCTACGCTGTCAGGCGCAGATTAAGCAGGTAAAGCAGACCTTAAAACAGACCTTCGGCGTGGACTACGACGATGTTGGCTCAAAAAACGAAGTAATTAAGGTAGGCAGTAAGGTCAGGGTTCTGGCCGACCACATGGACGGCATGGAAGGCAGCACAGCAACAGTAACGGGCTACGCGGAACCAGCGATGTTATCGGATATCACCATGACGGACGGCATGAAGATGAACGCTCACAAGTGGCTGATAAACAAAGAGGTAGAATTGATTTAATTTTTTTCACTTAAAAGTCAACAAAACAATGGCAAAAATGAAACCGGGCATGAAAATGCCCAAACCCACCAAGCCAAAGCCTAAAAAGCAGGCCAAATGATTCGCATCGAAACCGACATCGAACGTGTGATGCTGAAGTGCCGATTTTACCCGCGCTGGTGGGGCTACGTGGTGGTGATTGGCCATGAAAAAACATGGCGAGTGGGCCGCATCATCTACAACTAAGCAGCATGGTACGCATCGAAACCAACCTCAACGAAGTGGCCCTGAGCCTGACGGAGTACCTGCTCGATGACGACGAGCGGAGCCGACGGGCGCTGATGATGGGCGTACACGACGCGGTGGGGTTGATTTCGATGCGCATTCAGCAGGACGGGCAGGACGCCGAGGGCGACGTGATGACGTCGGACAGCGCGAAAACCGAGGGCGCTTACTCGAAACCCTACGCCCGCAAGCGGAAAGCGGCCGGGCGGCAAATCGCCCAAGTGGACCTGACGATGACGGGCGATTTGATGCGGAATTTTCAGGTCATCGACGTGTCGAGCAAGGAGGCCACAGCGGGCTTTCTGGCCTCTAAGCAGGGCGACAAAGCCGAGTACCTCGAAGCCTACTATGGCCCGGTGTTCGGCCTGACGAAGGAGGAGGGGACGATGGTGGCCGATGTGGTGGTGGACGAACTTTTCCGGAACTGACAGCATGGCGACGACTTTGGAACGCATCAACGAAAAGCTGCTGGCGGCCTTCAAAGAGGGCACGGCGGAGGCCGTTGGGCTGACCAAGACCGTGGTTCGCGATGCTCAGCGGATAGTCACCTACGCCACCGACGACGACCCCGTGAAGGCCTTCGGCGTGGACGACCGCTACGCCGTGCAGTGGTTTCACCTCAGCCGGGGCCGGACGCCCGAAAGCCGGGACGCCTTCGACCGGACGCGGTGGCGCTACCGGCTGAAGCTGGTGGTGGTGTGCCGCGACCGGATGGCGATGGAAACCATCATCAAGGTATTGGCCGGGTACTCGGAATTGTATTTCGAGGGGGCGATGGATGACGACCGGGAGATTCTGACCCGGTTTTGGGCCTTGCCCGCCGACCGCGTGGACCCGGCCCTGTACGCCTTCACGGTGGATTACTGGTTTCTTTCGGATCGCGAACTCGGGGAGGCCTGGACGGAATCGCAGTGTTTATGCGGGCAGCCGAGGCGGGGGTATGTGAACCCGCCCGCTCAGGCAGGGATGGTAGGGCAGTTGCCCCTACAAGTAACGTTCAACGGCCAGACGCAATTCAACATTTTCACCCAACCCACCGGGGCACATTGGCTGGTGGTGAATGGCATTGACTACCGTCCGCCCGCCTACGGGCTGGGTACGGTGGGAAGCAACGAGCGGCTTATCTGGGACGGGCCTTTTGCGCTCGAAACCAGCGACGAACTTTTCTTCGTGACAACTTAACTCACTTTTCACTCATGGCAGGACGTCCGGTAAAAGGAAAACAAATCGAGCTGGCCAGCATCACGCAAGGCCACCTCAACCTCGCTACGCCCTCGTCAGCGGGCGATGCGGCGCGGAAAGACTACGTGGATTCGGCCATTTCCACGCTACAAACCAGCCTGACCAACTCCATCCTTTCGAAAGACTGGAAAGACTCGGTGCGGGTGGCTTCGACGGCCAACGTCACAGTGAGCAGCCCCGGAACGGCCATCGACGGGGTGACGCTCACTAATGGCGACCGGGTTCTCTTGAAAAACCAATCGACGGGCAGCGAAAACGGCATTTACGTCTTCAACGGCTCCGGCTCAGCAATGACGCGGGCGACGGATTTCAACTCCTCGACCAACGTCACCACCGGCGCGGCTACTCTGGTCGAAGAAGGCTCAACCAACGCGGGCACGGCCTGGCGCTTGTCAACGACCGGGGCCATTACGGTGGGCACGACGAGCCTTTCGTTCACGGCGTTTTCCACCATCACAGCCCCGGTCCCGACGACCTCCAACAAGGCGATGACGGCCTCGGTCACCAGCAGCGACTTTGACGAGGCTTGTGCCACGGCCATCGCTTCGACGCCCGCGCAATCGTCGTTTGTGGCGGTGCTGGTCAACGGCATCCTGGCGGAACTCGGCAACGGCGTGAAAACCAAAGACTGCTATTTCTCAGGCAACTCCGGCACCACCGCCCGCGCTCACAACGCGGTGGTGAGCGGGGACAAACTGTACTGGGTGGGCAGCGTGGCAGGCTACCAACTGGCCACCACCGACCGGATTGATTTCGTGTACGTCGTTTAATTCCGCCTTGCGATGGCTAAGATTCCCTCGAAACAGGTCGAAGCAACGGCCAGCAACGAATCCATCGACCTGCTCGGCTCGGACGTGTCGGAGAACGCAGGCACCGTCACGACGGTGTTTAGCTTCAGTGTATCGGCCAACGACGTGATTTCGATTCGTGCGCTGATGCGAACCCAATCGACGCTGGGCACGAGTGGCGGGCCGCAGTTTCAAATAAACATCCCCTCGGGGACGATGGATGCGCAGTACTCGGCCCCGGCCAACGCGACCGGGGCCGTGTCGGTGCTGATGAACACCAGCGGCACCAGCTACTCGTCGGCCAACTGGCCAGCGGCCAACGCGCACCACCTGTGCGAGATTTCGGGGCTGCTGTTGATTGGTGGCACGGGCGGCACGGTGACGATTCGGGTGCGGCGGGGAAGTTCGGGGACAGTGACGGTCCGGGCCAATTCGGCGCTTATTCGTAAGAAACTCAACTGACTTTAACCATGACGCTGTTCAAAGTCACGCCGCGCACTTTCGTCGCCCCCAACGGGTCGCAGTACACCATCGTGGGCATCCGGGGGCGGGTGCGGAGCCTGCCTATTTCGCTGAGTGCGTTCACGCCTACGATGGAATTCGAGTTCATCGACAGCGAAGGCACGGTGCGGAGCAGCGTCACGGGCGGACTGGGTGATTTTGCGGTTAAAATCGCCCAGGTGGTAGCCGCCCAGCAACCCCAACTCACGCCCGAGCAGGTGCAGACAGCCGCCCAGCAGCAGGCTGTGCAAGTGGTGGCGGGGCTGCTCAGCCCCGACCCGGCGACGGTGTACGCCACAGCGTCGGCTCTGGCCGGTGCTTACGAATACCAGATGTTATCTTTTTCAGAGCAATGACCCGAACCCGGCACCCCAATTTCGACAAAGTCACTGCCAAAGAACTGGCTTTTTCTGACCAGGGTGTGGACTACTACCATTTCCCCGGCGGGATTCCGATGTACCAGGAGCGGTTCGTGATGATGGGGGAAACCCTGCGCAAACACGACCAGTACAAGGTGACCGACGGCATTTTGACCGAACACATTGCGATGCTGGAGGGGCTGGCGAGCGCCGAAAACATGACGGCCAAGAAGCTGCAAATGGAAGTGCTGTTTCTGGCCGACGTGCTCAAAAGCCGCCGGGAAAACAGCTTCTGGCCGATGTACCACTACCAACTGGCCAGCGTGTGGTATTTCGACGAGGGAGAAGACCCGTTCGGGTACAGCGAGGAGTACGGAATGCAGAAAATCAGGCGGTGGCTGGAAAGCCCGAACCGGGCCGAGATTTTTTTTTTCATCTGCGGGTCGGAGTTGACCAGGTACATGCCCTCGCCGGACTTGTCGCCCAGTGCTTCGCTGAATTATACGAGCCTGACGGCCATTCGGGAGTACGTCCGCTCACAGATTCTTTTGAAGCGAGCCACGTCGAACGGCTTCGAGCCTGGTATTCTGAAAAGTATCGAATCGCAGATGGACGACTGGAAGTTGTGGAGCGGCTTGGACGCCTCAGCGTGGAAGCCTACCACGAATTCAAGCGCGAATGGTACGCCGAGCAGCGACGACGAGAACTGGTCGGATGAGTGAGTAGGGTGGCAACGTGTAACTGAAACGAGGGGTTGAGCCATGAGCGGGGTTTTGGATCGTGACATCCGGGTACGCTTGCAATACCTGACCGAAGGGCAGGACCGTGCGGCGGCGGACATGAAGGAGATGGTGGCTGTCGTGGGTGAACTCACGCGAGCCACCAATAGCCTCGTTGCTGCCCAACAGCGGCGGAGCGACAACACCCGCGAGGAGACGAACCGCGAACTCGGGTTGCTCGAAAAACTCCAAGCCCGTTACCGGGAACTCCAGACGGCCATCGAGCGGGCGGCGAGTGTCGAGGACATCCGGTTGTTGAACCGCGAACTCGACAAAGTGCAGGCCGAAATGACCGCCATCGCCTCGGCGGGGCGGGGCTGGGAAACCTCCATGCGGCAGGCCAACGCGGCGGGCAAGGACGTGCGCGGCACGATGGGGGGATTGCAGGGCGATTTGGCGAGTGTGCGGGGGCTCATCTTACAGGCCTTCGGGGCGTATGAGATTTTGCAGTTTGGCAAGGGCGTGATTGACGCACGGTCGAACATGGAATCGTTCGACGTGAGCCTGAAGACCATGCTCGGCAACAAGGAAAAGGCCGACAAGCTGGCCGCCGACCTGGTGAAATTTGCCCAGCAAACGCCCTTCGAGTTGAAGGATTTGCAGGGCATGACGGCCAAGTTGCTGGCCTTCGGTTTCTCGGCTTCGGAAATCATTCCGACCCTGACCCAACTGGGCGACATCGCCGCCGGCGTGGGTCGGGAGCGGTTGCCGTTCCTGACTCTGGCACTGGGCCAGACCCGCACGGCCACGGTCCTGACGGGCGAGGAGTTGCGGCAGTTTGTTGAAAACGGGGTGCCGCTCATCGAGGAACTGGCGAAAGTGACGGGGCACTCGATTGCCGCCATCACGTCGGAAACCAAAGACCTCGGCATTACCTACCAGCAGGTGCAGCAGGCGCTACAGAACCTGACGGGTGAGGGCGGTCGGTTCAACAATTTGATGGCCTTGCAAAGCAAAACGATGGGCGGGATGATTTCCAACCTGTCGGACGCTTACTACCAGGCCAAAGCCCGCATCGGCGAGTACATCGAGAGCGGGCTGAAACCGGCCATTGAGTGGGGGACGCGGCTGATGAACAACCTGGCCGGGAACCGGGCAGCGGTGGAAAAACTGGCCGACTACGTGAAAGCGGGCGTGACGGCGTGGATTGCCTACCGCACGGCCGGGAGCGCGACGGCCACCGCACTGGCCGCGAAAGAGCTGGTGATGAAGGCGCTCACGCTGACGACGGGCACCTACAATTTGGCCCTCGTCACGGCGCGGGGAACGACCGAAGGCTTTACCCGGGCGCAACTGGCTTCGGCGGTGGCGGCGCGGGGCCTGTGGACGGCCCTGGCATCGAACCCGCTGGGGGCGGTGATTGCCGTGGTGGGCGTGGCGGTGAGTGCGTACCTGGCCCTCCGTGACGCGCAAAGCGAGGTGGGCGAGGGCATGGACGAGAACACGAAGAAGATTTTTGAGGAGCGCAACCGCCTGCAAACGCTGGTGGGGGCCATCGTCAACACCAACGACAATTACCGCATTCGGAAAGGGCTGCTTGCCCAGCTTCGGCAGGAGTACCCGGATTTCTTGAAAGGCATCGACGACGAGAACGTGTCGAACCGGACGCTGCTGAACCTGCTGGGGCGGATCAACCTCTCCTACCAGGAGCGCATCACGTTAGCGCGGACGGCCTACAACGTCGAGAAAAATACGAACGACCTGAAGAAAGTTTGGGATGACCAGCGCAACGCGGTGGAGCTTCTGAAAAAGGAATTCAAGGAACTGAAAATCGAGTCGATGGACCTCGACGAGGCCGTGCAGTTCGTCAAAAAATCAGGCGTGGACACGTGGGTGACGCTCAATCAGGGCATGGGCCAGTACACGCGCATTGACCGGCTGGCTTCGTTCGTGAAGGTGCTCGAAGACACTGGCAAACGGCAAACGGCCCTGACCAACGAAAACATCAAGGCCGAACAGCAGGCCGAGACCATGCGGGCGCAGTTCAGCAAAAACGCCGAACTCCGCCACGAACAGGATGTGAAGCGGGAAAAGGAACTACACGCCCTGCTGTTTACGCGGGCTGGTTCGGGCAAGGTGGTGACGGTGCAGATGGTGGAGGAATACAACACGCTGAAGGCCGCCAACGATGCATGGAAGGTTGCCCACACGACGACGACCAACACCATCGTCGAGAACGAAGAAAAGAAAAAGAAAGCCGCCAAATCGTCGCTGGAAGTGCAACTCGAAAGCGACGTGCTGAAGTTAAAATCCGCCGAAAAAACGTGGGAGTCGGAATACGAACTCATCAAAAAATCGGCGGAACTCGACATTGAGCAGGCCAAGCGGGCGGCCAAAGACAAGGAACTGACGGCGAAGCAACTCTCGGAGCGCATCAAGGCCATCAAAGCCGACGAGGCCAACAAACTCCTGGAGGTGGACCGCAAGTACGTGGAGGATGCGGCGAAGGACGTGGGCAAGTGGCTCGACAAACTCGACAAGGACCGCAAGGAGCGGCTGAAGGGTGACGCGGCGTACCTGAAAGATTTGGAGAAGCAAATTCAGGACGCCCAGAAGGACACCCACCGGGAGCAGGTGGAGCAGCAGAAAATCCTGTTCGAAAGCCGAAAAAAGAATTTCGCCATCGTGCTGGATTTCCTTTCCCGCGAATCGGAACTGGTGGGGGAAATCGGGCGGGCGGCAAAAATCGCCTGGGAAAACCTCGACTTGCTGACAGGCGAGAAGCTCAACGCCGCCAAAGAAAAGCTGGCGAAGGAAGGGGGCGTTTTGTCGAGCATGCTGGGCAGCTACGACGGCACGAAGGAAATGGACGTGCAGATTGAGAAGCAAAAAGCCAACGTGGCGGCGCTGACGACTAACGTCAAAGACCTTGACGCGGCGGGCCAAGCCGCCATGCTGTCGGTGGTTTCGATGGCGATAACCACCTGGCTGAAAATCGGCGAAGCCTACGAGGAGATGATGGCCCGCACCTACCAGGCCATCGCTGATTCGTTGGGCAAGGCACGGCAGGCGCTGAATGACTTCTACAACCAGATGATTGACCAGAGCCGCCAGGCACTGGCCGAAGAGTTGGAGAATTTCGAGGGCACCTACGACCAGAAAGCGGCCATCATCGAAGCGCACTACGCCGAGCAAAAGCAGCTCATGGACCTGCGAGACCAGACCGACGCCATGCTGGGGGCCATCGAGGACGTAAACCAGGCGGCGGCCAATGCGGGCAAGAACGGGCGGACCCTGATTGAGGGCATGATTACCGCCTACACCAACAGCATTCTGCGTGAGCAGCAGGCCCGGCTCAACCAGGTGGAGTGGGAGCTTCAGAAAGCCGCCGAACTGCGGGATGCCAAAATCAGGACCATCGATGAAGCATTCAAGGCCTTCAAGGAGGCAACGGAGGCCGAAATGGACCTCGCCAAACGGGCGGCGGAGGAGAAAAAAGCGCTCATCGAACAACAAAAGGCCGACGAAACCGAAGCGATTGAAATCCTTGACCGGGTGCGGAACGAAGCGCTGGAGCGTTACCGCCGGGACGAAGTGGCACGGCTTCAGGCCACGCGCGACCGCATCCTGGCCACGCTGACCGACGAAGACGAGAAGCGTCAGGTGATTGAGGAATTTGACCGGCGCATCAAGGCCGTGCACGACGAGGTAGAGGAAGCCAAACTCGACAAGTCGAAGGGCGTCAGCCTGGCCACCAAGCAACTGGAGCAGGAGGAAAAAGACTTCATCGAGCGGCTGGAGCAGGGGCTGAAAGACACGATTTCGGCGCTTCAGGAGCAAATCAAGCAGCAGGAAATCAATGCCGCGCGGGAAAAGGCCAACGCCAACAACGACTACAAAAACGCCTACAACGCCGCCCAGCGGGAGATGTTCGAGATTACGAAGCAGATGAAAATCGCAGAGCTTCAGGCGGAAATCGCCATTCTGCGCTCGAAACGGAACCTGTTCAACCGGGGTAAAATCGACGCGGCGATTGGGGATTTGAACGCGGCCATCGGGCAGATTGCGGGGCTGACCTTCGGGGCACCCACGCCCACCGTCGACCAGCCCACGGGCGGCCCGACGGACATTTTGCCGCCTGACCAGGGCACCGACACGCAGATTTTCCACGACGGTACCGAAAACGTGCGAACCGGGCGGGGCTACCGGCGGGGGTCGTTCATCGCCTACGACGAGGTGCCCGCCATCCTGCAAACCGAGGAGCGGGTGGTGAACAGGGCGCAAAACAAACGCCTCGGCGGAATCTCCAACGAACAGCTTGTCCGGATGGTCGAGGCGTACCGGGGCGGGTCGAGTGTGCATTACAAACCCATTGACCTGTCGGGATTTGGCCCGGTGGGGCAAGCGACCGACATGGGGCCGATGCTCCAGAAAATGGACGCATTGCGGGATGCCCTTGAAAAGCAACCCCAATTCCACGCCAATTTCGACGAACGCGGGATGAGCATCAGCCAGCGGAAAGGGCTGGCCAAGACCAATTACCGAAACAACCGTTTCTGGAAATAACTCCATGTACAGCTTTTTCCTCAACGACACGCCCATCGAGCAGCCAGTCGGATTCGACGCGGTGCAGTTTCAGTTTGCCCGCTCCGAGCAATACGGCGGGTTCATCTACCGCGACGTGGCGTTCGTGGAGGGCGTGAAGGCGCTCGAAATCGAGGAGGAGCGGCCCCGGCGGGAACTGATTCGGCTTTTCGAGGAGAAAAACATTCTGGCCGAGGCGGTGCTCGTCGTGAAAGACGACGAGCGGGAAGTATACCGGGGTTACGTGGATTTTCAGGATTTTCACTACGACGAAAAAACCGCCTACCTGGCCATGGTGGACAGCCCGAAAACCCAGCAATGGGCGGCGCGGGCCGGGCAGGTGCAATCGCTCGCCCCGACGCGCACGGTGAAGCTGCACAGCTACCGGCTAATTGGGAAGGCTACGCACCGGGTGGAGGCAGGGCGGAACGTGGCGACGGGGGGCGCGGGGACGCACTTCCCGCCACTGGTGCCCCAGACCAACGACCGCATCGAGGGGGCGGTGTTGGGCATGAACGGCGCGCTCCTCACGAACGAAGGCAGTGAAATCGTGGCGTTTCGGATGGCGGGCGTGCTCGTGGTGACGACCGTCAGCCCGGTCACCCAAACCGGGGCGCTGAAACTCATCGTGACAAGCGGGGACGGCGACGAAACGGTGACCCAGGTCGGGACGGTGACGCTGGGCGCGGTACCGACTTCGCAGCGGGTGGTGGTGGACAAGACGCTGATGCTGCACCCCGGCGACGTGGTAACGCTCCGCTTCGACAACGCCAACACCTCGGCCCCGTACACCTACACCTACGACGCGGCGCAAACCAGCCTGAGCATCGAAGTGGAGACGCCGCGGCCGTTCACGGATTGCCCCGGCTTGCTCGTGCCCGAAGCGCTGGAGGCGCTGGCACCGGGCACGATGCAGCTCCTGGAAGCGGGCCGCCTGCTGGTGTGCAACGGGCGGCACCTGCGGGGCCTCGGCGGGCCGGTGCGGGTGAGTTTTGACCAGTTGTTTGATTTTCTGCGCAAGCGGTTCGCGGCCAAAGCCGACCTCGTGCAGGGTACGGTGTTCGTGGGCAGGCAGTATGCGGGCAAGGCCACGCCGCCCATGGCGCTGGGCACCCCCGACCGCCTGACGTGGAGCGCGGCGCTGGACTGGCTGCCGGGCACCATCAATGTGGGCTACCGCAACTGGCAGGCCGAAGCCGCTTACGGGGAAGCGGAGGTGAACGCCAATCAGACCTGGAGCACGGGCCTGCCGACCCGCACGGAGTGGGACTTGACGACGGACGTCATCACGGCCAGCAGCCTGATTGAGGAAGGGCGCAGGCGCTCGACCGGGCCGGATGCGGCGAAGGATTGGAAATGGGACGAGGCGGTGTTCGTGATTGAACTCGACGGTTCGCGGATGCGGTCGAAGGCGGGGACGGACGGGGAAGGAAACTACTACGTGGCCAGTGCGGATACGCTCTTCAACTGGAGCCTGCGGCCCGAAACGTTCATCCGGGCGTGGGAGGAATGGATGGTGGTGAAGACCCTCATGCGAACCGCTTACGCTGGATTGGCAAGCCCCTACGACCACATGATGCTGTTTCGGGACAGACTCACGGGCAGGCAGGCGACCATCGTCAAGAGCATGGAACTCGACGGGTGGATGGACTTGCAGTACGGCGAAGAGATAACAACGGAGTGGTTGGGCGAAACCTGTCGCTTCGTCATCAAGGAGGCGACGCTGAAAATGAACCCGTTTCGGCAGAGTGAGGTGGAAATCATCGGATGGGAGGTGAAGCCATGAGCAATCTGTATTTTATCGGCTTCGGCCCTGAGTGGGAAACCCGGCAAACCCTGCCCGGACTGCCCGGTGAGCGGTGGGTGGGAGCGGTGCGCGAAGCCGATTTGCTCGGCCGGAAGGCAGAGGCTTGCGCGTTGGTGTGGCTCAACGAAGTTGGTCCGTGCGACGTGCAGCGATGCCAACATGCCGGAACACTCACCACGCCCGAAGGCCGCAACACGCTGCGGCTCCGGCTGACGCTGACGCAGCAAGGGCCGGTTTCGGAGCCGCATTGGGCGCTGATGCTAGGCGGGAAAAACGTGCTCGGGACGTGCCGCATCGCTTTCGGTGAAAAATACCTGCAAAATGTGGCCTCGTGGCTGCGGAAGCGGAAGCGGGTGCTCAGGGCGGAGGTAAATGGAAATGGCATTGACCTGACGCTCAAACGCCACTTCGGGGGCCGGGACTGGAACGGCAAGCCCGTGACCATCGGCATGGGCAAACCGGCCCGGCTGAACACCAATCACCCCAGCCTGACGGCCCGGCACCTGCAAACGGTGGCCGTGCCTGCCGAGGACGTGTACGCGGTGGAAATCGGGGCCGACATCGAGCCGGGCAACGTGTTTCGGGTGGGTACGCGGGTGCTGACCGTGACGGCAACGGACACGGTGGAAAGCATTCTGGAATACCTCGCACCGGGGGGCGAGTTGGTCGTGAGCGCGGGTACCCGGGTGGCCTGCTCGGTGGAGGTGGGGGCCTCGGTGCGGCCCAACACGAACGCGCCCACCATCACGGCGACCTACCAGAGCACGGGGGGCGGCTTCGACAAATACAAAATCGCCATCGGGGCCGACGTGCGGGCGGGCAACGCCTACACGGTGAACGGCACGGTGAAAGTGGCCACAGCCCTGGATACGGCCGTGAGCATCGCGGCACATTTCAACTCGGTGGGCGGGTTGCATCAGGTGAGTGCCGGAACGCCGGTGAGCGTGGGCGCCGCACCCGGTACGGCCCTGCTGCCCAACACGAACGCGCCCACCTGCATGGCCCGCAAAATCGCCGCCCGTGGTGCTCGGACGGTGAGCCGGTGGGCGGTGACCGTTGGGGCCGACATCCGGGCCGGGAACGTGTACCGGGTGGGCAGTGCGGCAGGCGTTCCTGTGGAGGTGACGGCCCAACCGGGCGACACGGCCCGCGACGTGGCAAGCTGGCTGAGCCTGGGCACGATGGGGGTAAGGTCGCCGCAGAACCCGTTTCTGCTGGAAACCGAATCCGACGCGCCGCCGGTGCTGCGGGCGGTGGTGGGTACGCCCCTGACAAGTGAAAACATCGTCGGCTGGCAGACTGACCGGGACCGACTGACGACCGAAGAAACGGAGGAGGCGCAGGCGCTGTACAGCATCGTGATGCCGTGCCGGGAGGGAATTTGGCGGCTGGGCCTGGTCGACGCGGCCACGCGCGACCTGCTGGCGGTGAGCAACCCCTTCGACGTGGCGGGAGTTCATGCGGCCGGGGCCTCGGTGGACGTGGCTTTTGCCGATGAGCCGGGGGCCTACGGGCTAACGCACGGGCCTCACCTGGTCCACCGGGTGCGGGTGTGGGGTGGGTTGTCACAGGATAAGCCCGTGACGGAGGAAACGCAGGTGATGGACCTCAACGGCTCGGTGCGGCGCTCCCAAACCGAAATCAGAAAGCAAACCACCCTGACCACGCCCCAACTGGAGGACTGGCAGCACGAGGCTTTGGCGGTGGCACTGAAACACCGTCGGCTCTGGGTAAACGGCCGGGCCGCGTTTCAACCGGGCGAGTACGAACTTTCCGACCGGGCGAAGGGCACTGATGCCCGGCAAGGGCGGGTGACGCTGGAGTGGACGCGGGACGTAAAGCGGAATTTCGATTTGATGCCCGCGCCGGGGGCGGTGACGCTCAACCTGCACGACGGGTGCGAAGGCAGGCTACTGGCCGCGCTGCGGGTGGTGGCCGTGCACGGGCTGACCGGGCGGCGGGTGCTGCTGACGGAGGCCGTGCGGCTCGGACTCGGCCCGTGGTGGCTGAAATTGGAGGCTCCGCACCCGGTGGACATCACTGTAAAGCAGGGCCTTGAATACGCCGTTTACCGGACCCGCACGGGCCTGCTGCTGAAGCTGTGGCACGACGCGGCGGTGTCGGTGTACGATGTTGACCCCTGCACGACGGCGCGAACGCTGACCGCAATTGATTTTTCCGAAGATTTCACGGACGACTTTTCCTAACTAAGGCATGGACCCGCTTCTGATAGTCGAAGATTTCACGGAATTCGCCGACGCGAATTTCCGGGCCAGGTACTACAACCCCGACGGGTCAATCAACAAGATTGCCCACGAGGAACTCAACTGGTTTGCCAAGCAAATCGCCCTGAGGATGGGCGAGGCCAAAGACGCGGCTGCGCTGGCCCAGTCGGTAGCGGCGGCGCTGAACGCCTCGTGGGCGGTGCTGCCCGCCCGCTACCAGAGCCTTGCCGCGACGATTTACGTCAATGCCTCGACGGGCAATGACTCGACCGGCACGGGCACGAGTGGCTCACCGGTGGCCTCGCTGGGGCGGGCGGCGCAATTGGTCAATAACCTGTATGCCGACGCGACCATCGAGGTGCAGACGAACCTGACGCTGACCAATTCCATCACGTTTGCCGTCAAGCGGCTCGTCATCCGGCACGTGGGCGTAAACATCACGTTTCCGAAACTGACCCTCGGCAGCAGCGGCGAGGGCAGCATGTTTGTCGCCAACACGGCGGGCGACATCGTGTTTGTGGGGGCCGACACGACGGGCGGCACGAAGGGCCAGCTCATCGTGACCGCGGGCACGGGCTGGAGCGGGACGGCCCTCTCGACCTGGCAGGCCGGAAACGGGGCCGTGCGGGCGGGTTCGGCGCTGGCCCCGAAGGCCACCGTAAAGTTCATCCGGTGCGACCTTCAGGTAGGGGCAAACACGGTGCTGGTGGCCAACGGCACGGCGGGGGCCACGCGGGACACTCTCTACGAAACCCGCATGGATGCGGTGGAATGCGCCCTAACGATGGGCACAGGGGCCATGCTGGGCAACTGGCTGGCCGGGGGGTGGATGCGGACGGCGATTCAACTCGATGCGACGTGGAAAACCCTGCTGCGGGGCGACGCGCAGATGCTCCAGCCGGGGGCGTACGCGGTGCGGATTCGGCTTTCTACGGAAAACAACGGCGGAGCCACGTTCGACACCATCTATTCGGGCGTGCTGAGTTGGTACGCCCAACTGGTGAACGACTCGGTGGCCGAAACCAACGCCGTGACCCTCCAGCGGATGGGACTTGACCCCAATGGCGTGACCCTTTCGCTGCGCACCCGGCTCGACCTCGCCTCGACGAACACGCCGTGGGGCCTGGCCCAACTGCTCCAGATTTCGAGCAGCGAGACGCTGACGAGCGCGGCGACGATTGACGTATGGTTCAACAAAATCGCGTAGATACCCATGACACCCCTCCTTGAACGAATCACAACCCCGGCGCAGGTGGCGGCCATGTGGCCGGCGCTGACCGCCGAAGAACGGGCCGCGCTCCAGGTGCGGGCCGACTGGCGCGGGCAACTGCTGCTCAGCGTGAACGAACGCACCTACTCGGCCAGCCTGACGCTATCCGAGGCGCTGGTGCACACCGACGCCGGGGGCGTGGAAACGACCGTGGACACCCGCACGCGCCAAGTGCCGGTGAGCAAAAGCCTCGTCGAAAGCATTTTTGCCGCCGCCGCCACCGACGCCGCGTTTCAAACCGCGCTGGTGGAATTTTTCGGGAAAATCCCGAACATGGATTTGATTGAAAATTAAGCCCTGGCTAAAAAAATGGCAACGATTAACCCCACCTTACCCACCCGGCCTGCGAAGGGCGATACCCTCGTGATGGGCACGGCGACGGCCGCCGACGGCACCGTCATCAACCTCGAAGGGCGCTCGGAAACGGGCACCCTCTACGGGGGGCTGTTTAAAATCCAACTCACCGGCCCGCTGGCGGTGGGGGCCAAAATCCGGCCTTGGTTTACCTCGTCGGGCAATCAGATTTTCGGCGAAACCCACTACGCGGGCCTGCGGTTCGGGGTGACGCCGGTCGAAGGCGAAGACGAGAACACGTACTACCTGCCCGAAACCAGCGACCTCGGCCTACTGGGGGCCGTGGCGGATGCTTCGGACGGCGTGGATAGCCTCGTGCTGGACCAGTGGCAGCGGGTGCTGGTGGATACTTTTGCCACCATCAACGAGCAGGAAAGCCCGCCACCCCTGCCCGAGCCGGGTTCGGGCGACGGATCGGGCAACGTGAGCGTAAAAACCGTGCTGGGGCTGAACACCGGCGCGGGGGAACTGGCCACGGTCAACAACTACATTCACGAGTTGGTGGCGGTGTTCCGCAACGACGGGCCGGACGTGGCCACGGGCTTCGCGGGCAAAGTCGTGCTGCCCGCCGCGATGAGTCACTTTGCGGCGGTTTCCTCAAATTACGTGGTGGTGGGGCAGGAGCTTCAGGTGTCGGCGGCGACGCTGAAGGTGGGTCAGGAAATCGTGGTGCGGGCGCGGGTGAAGGTGGTCACCAACGTGGGCGGGCACCAGATTCAGGCCCTGGTGACGGCCTACACCGGCACCGACAACACGACGACCGACAACACGAGTACCGTGAACATTGGCATTCAGGGATAATCCTGTATTTTTGGGCACACCGGGCGCGGACGGCTCCCGGTGTGCTTCCCTCTCCTTCGCCGTCGAACCAAACGGGCAACCCTCCTCGCCCGACTGCCCCATCCGGGGGAATCTTTCTTTTTTGGTTCAACCTAAATTCTCTTCCAACGAGATGGGAACGCTCAGTGCATTCAACCGATTGGCGACGAACGTCAATCCGTACACCGAGAAGGTGTACAACCCCTACCTGGAACCCAGCCAGATTTACGCGCTGGCGATTGCCGACAAGGGGCAACTCGCCGCCTGGGGTGGCAAGGTGGGCACGGCCCCCAATGAACTGTTTTCGACGGCGGGGGGCATTGTGCAGGCCCTGCGGCGGCTGGAACTCCTCGGCAAGGCGACGGTTTTCCCGACGGGTACGATTTCGGGCAAAAAGGCCAAGCCGGTCGAGAACCCCAGCAGCTTCGTGCCGGGTAACCAGGACGAAGCGGACGTGGCCAGCGTGACGAACTCCTTCGAGTTCATGTACCGCGACGCGTGGACCGAGCAGAACGTGGAGTTTCTCAACAAACTCCGCGGCAACCACACCAACAAGGACGTGTTCGTGTTCACCGAAAACGGGGTGATTCCGGTTCAGGTGGCGGGGGTGAGCTTTTTCGGAGTCGGCTCAGAAATCGAGGGCGACAAGAAAAAGGACATTACCGGCGGCTTCAGCCTGCGCTACACGGTGAAAGCCAGCATCGGCGAGCCGAAACCCTACTTCGGGGTGGACAAGGCGGCGCTGGCCGACTACGCCAAGCTGACCTTCGGGGCACCCACGGCGGGCACCAACATCACGGCCAATGGCGTGACGTGCGAAGGCGGGGCGCTGAAGTACAACGTGACCGCTGCGCAGGGCGGAACGCTGACCTTCGCGGTGGTGGAAACGACGACCTGCCTCGAATGGGCGATTTTCAAGTGCAACGCCGACGGGACGGTGCAGGACGTGGTGACGGCGACCGATAAGGTGGCCATCTCGCAGGCGGGCGTGGTGACCATCACGACCCAGAGCGCGGCCAAAACCACCTTCCAGGTGGTGGCCCGCAACACCTGCGGCCACGAGGCGGTGCAGAACATCGAAATCACCTGGCTGTAACCTGAGGATTCAGGATTCAGTAGTCGGGATTCAGACGGTCCGCCGCGCGGAGACGCATTTTTCATTCTGAATCCCGACTACTGAATCCTGACTACTGCCTTTCCCATGCTCACCTTCGACCAAATCAAGCCGTACCTGGAGCCGACGCTGCGGGCCGACCTGCGCCATGAATTCTACGCCGAATCGGTGCGGATTGCCGACGAAATCGCCGAGGTGTTCGGGCGGGCTTACCCCAGCTACCTCGACAAAAACCGCCCGAAGGAAAAGGCCGAACAGAAAAAGTACCGCAAGGACGTGTACGATAATCCGTTCATCGACATTCCCGACCGGGTGGCCAAGCGCGTCGGCAAAATCAGGCAGTCGGAAGATTTCATCATCGCCTACCCCGACCCGGTGCCGGGCGTACCCGACGATGAAACCTTGCAGGGATACTGCGAAAACCGATTTGGGCCGGGCAAGAGCGTGGAGGAGTGGCTGTTTACCACCGGCCGGAAGTGGTACCTGAAAGACCCTAACGCGGTGGTGATGGTGCTCGACAAGGGCATGGTTACCGACCCCGACCAGTACCGAAAGCCCCTGCCCTACGTGATTTCCTCCAAAAACGTGGTGCAGTTCCGGCGGGGGAGTTTTGCGGTGCTGCAAGGCAAAAACGTGGACATCGTCGACGAGCGGGGCAAAGTGCTCAAGGGCCGGGGCCGGGTAATGTACTTTTTCGACAAGGACAGCTACACGATTGCCCGGCAAACGAAGCTCACGACCCTGAGCGGCAAGGCCGAGGCGTTGTGGGCGATTCTGGGCTTTGACGAAGAGACGGGTACGCTCACGCCGCCAACGCACAACTGCGAGGGGATACCCTGTTTCAAGATTGGCGAGACGGTGAGCGACCTCACCGAAGACGCCGCCGAGGACGAGCAGCAGGTGTACAAATCGCTGCTGACGAACATGCTGCCGCACCTGCGCAAGGCTCAGCAGCGGATTTCGGACAGCGACATCGAATTCAATTTCCACGTCAACAGCCGCGAATGGCTGTACGCCTTATTCGAATGCACCAACCGCAAATGCGCGGGCGGGCACATCACCGAACGGTACCAGGCGGGGGATAAAATCTACGCAGCGGGCGACAAATGCCCCGACTGCGGGGGCAGCGGCTACCGGCCCCTGTCGAGCATGGATACGCTGATGGTGAAGCCCCAGAAGGGCAACACGGGCAAGGAAGTGACCTACCCGCCCGTGCCGCCGGGGGGCTTCATTGCGCGGAGCATCGAGCCGGTGCGGGAAATGATTCTGGCCGTGAAAGCCCACGAGGAAGCCGCCTGGGCGACCATCGACATGCAGCAGGAGATGAAAAACCCGCTGAACGTGTCAGGCAAAAAGAAGGAACTCGACATGGAGGCCAGCAACACGACCATGCGCGACGTGGCGGGGCATTTCGTGAACGGCATCGCCATGCCGGTGTTCAGCCACGTGAACCGGTGGCGGTACTTTTTGCGGTGGGGCGAAAAATGCGACGCCCAACGCCCAGTGATGACGGTGCCGGTGAACTTCAACCTGCTGGACTCGGAATACATTCAGGACAAACTGGCCATGGCGAAAGAAAAAAGCCTCTCGCCCGTGCTGGTGGGCCGCTACACGCGGGAACTGATGGAGCGGAGTTTTGGGCGGGAGAGCGTGGAATTGAAGCTGGAAAACCTGGCCCAACTCCACGACGTGATGTACGGGCAGAGCATGCAGGAAAAGCTGCTGGCCTACGGCGGCGGGCGCGGCTCGACGATGATGGCCGTCACGCAACGCGACTACATCATCTCGATCCGGATTTACGGCTTTCTGCTGCGCGCCATGCAGGAGGACGGCTCGTTTGCGGTGAAGCCCTACGAGGCTCAGCGGGCGGTGCTGGAGAAGTACGCCGACGAGGTGATTGAAGACAACCCCGATGCCAAACTGTACGACCCGCGCACGATGGGGACGCTCAACGCGCCGCTCGACCTCAAAAACACGAACCAACGCCTGTAACCTGCCGTGGACGAACTCGACGACCTGGAAACCTTCGCCACCGACCTTGACGCCCAAACGCGCAAGGTCGAAGCGGACGTGGACGCCTCGCTACCCGAGGTGGTGGCGGCGGTGATGCTGTTTCTGTCGGGGGTGCTTCAGTTCGGCGGGCCGGGAGGTGCGCTCACCCTGGCCCAACAAACGGCGAACGCCACGGCTCTGCTGCTGTACCGGGCGCGGCTGCGGGACATCGTGCTGCAAACGGCCCTCGGGCGGGTGCTGAACAGTTGGCTTGACGGGCTGGGGGTGCTGACTGAAACCGTGGAGACCTACTACGTGCGGGTGGGGGCGGGCTATGTGGTGCCCCCGGCGACGCGGGCGCTGGTGCGCGGGAGCATCGAGGCGACGCGGGCGGCGCTTTTGGGGGCGGAACTTGACACGGCGATTGTGAACCCCATCGTGCGGGTGCTTCAGCAGCAGGCCCTGACGGGCGGAAGCCTGGGGCAGATGACGGCGGCGCTGGAGCGGGAACTGACGGCGGCCAGTCGGCCCGTGCGGTACGTGAAGCAACTGATGAGTGACGGGGCGCACATGCTCGTGCGGCAGTACGCGAACCGGCTCGGTGATGAAATCGGCCTCGACCATTACTACTACGCCGGAACGCTGATTGTGACCTCACGGGCGTTCTGCAAAAGCCGGGTGGGGCGGGCTTACACCAAAAAAGAGGTGGAGGCCTGGGCGGGGCTGGACTGGGAGGGGAAAATCAGTTGGACGGACAAACGGAGCATTTTCACGCTGCTGGGCGGCTACAACTGCCGCCACCAGCTCAGGCCCATTACCAAGTCTCTTTTTTCAAAAATCAAAACCAAACCAGAAAATGGAATACGTACTCTGTGAGCGCCGCGACGGGTCGCGGTTCACGACGACGGCCGCATGGGCCGAGCAAAATGCAAAAACGCTGGAATTTCACGGGACGGTGGTCGTGGGACCGGCCGAGGAACCCACCGGCGACGGCACGATGACCATCGTGGCACCCCTGAACACCACGTCGCTGACGGTGGAACCGCCTGCCGACCCGGCGGTGAGCAAGGGCAAAGGCAAGGGTGAAACCGCTGAAAAAAAGGGAGGTAGCGAAGCCGAATAATCGAATTTCCGTATCATTGTAGCGATACTCGAAAATTCGGTGAAAATTTCAATTTTACCATGAAAACGTACGACGAACTTTCCGACCTCGACGAGGTGGTGGTGAAGGTGGGGCCCCGGCTGGAAACCGGCCCCGGCGGCAAGCAAATCACCGTGGACCCGGCCCGCGAGCAGGTGATGACGAAGGCGGGCTACGAGGCCATCGACCGCGACGAGGAGGGCAACCCGACGCACATCCCCGTCGAGGTGATTGGCTACCCTGAGTGGACCGCAGCGGCGGCCGGTGAGGCCAGCGGAACGACGGCCCGGTCGTTCAAGACCATTCCGTTTGCAACCCGTGAGGAACTGGCCAAAGCGAAGGCCGAAGCCGCCGCCAAAGCGAAAGCCGAGGCCGAGGCGAAGGCCAAAGAGAAAGAGGCGAAGGCGAAAGAAAAAGCCGAGGCGGATGCCAAAGCGAAAGCTGAAGCCGAAGCCGCTGCCGCTGCGAACGCTCAACCGTCGCAGTAGGTACGAGATCCTTAACCCACCGTCAACGGTTCGGCTCCCACGGCGGGGCCGAACCGTTGACTGACATCAGGCCCGGGCGCGGGCGTCAAACGCGCCGAACCTACCATGAAAGGCAAGGACTTCTTTGCGAAAATCTTAACGAAAGCCGGCGTCGATGCGACGTCGGACAAATTCAAAGCGGCCATCGACGCGGTGGCGGACATCGAAATTGACGATGCCGACGCCGAGGCGGTGGTGGACTCGCTGCTGACCGAAGACGAGGCGGCGGCCTCGACGAACGTCAAAACCAAAGCCGAGACGAAGGCGAAGGCGGAAATCTGGGACGGGGTGGATGTGGTGCTGAAGAAATTCGTACCCAAACTCAACGCCCAGCAAAAAGCCGAATACGACAAGCTCGGCAAGGACTCCAACCGCAAGTACCAGTACCTGCTGAAAACTTTTTCGGAAAAAGGCACGCAGGCGGGCGACGACCTGGCGGGTGACCTGGAAGAAAAGGTGCAGGCGGCGATTGACGAGCGCATTGAAAAAGGCGAACTCGTCAAGAAAGAGGAATTCGAGGCTGTGACCGGCAAAGTGACCGACGCCCAGCGCAAGGCCCGGCAGGCCGAGGCGGTGATGCTGGCCCGCAAAAAACAGAACTTCAACGAAGCCAAAGAGGGTCGCTACTTTCAGCGCGACCTCTGGGACGACGTGGAAACGCTGCTTTCGGAGGGCTTGGGCGACAAAAAGAAGGTGACGGCGACGATTGACCTGGAAACGGGGGAAATCCGCCAGAAGGACGCCACCGACCAGCGCGTGACCATCGGGGGGAAAAACGTGACCCTTGACGACGTGGTGAGCATGGTGGTGGAAAAACACTACGCCAAAACGAGCGAGGAGACGAAAGAACCCGGACAGGCCAGCGTGAGAGGGACGCAGCCGGAGGGGTTGAGCGTGGCCAAGCAACGGATGGCGGAGCGATTGAAGGTAACCGCGTAGGGCTACGGCCCTACGCTCTGGCTACTTGCGTAGCGAAACCGGCCTGAACGCCCCACTCCGGGGCAGGGCGAAGGGATGATTCTGTGAAGTTGGCAACTACGCAAACCAAGTGGCATCGAATGTCAATCTGGCCCCTGCCCGTGTGGTGCAGGCGGCACTTCTGGCGACGCCGGAAAACAATTACCGCTACAGCGGCATCGGGGGACTTAGCGCCCTGCGCTCTCCCCAGCAAGCGGCGCTCATCGCCGAAATGAACCCCAAGAACGCGAAAAACGCCGGGCGTTTGAGCGTGATTCCGGGGACGGTTACGCCCCGCGTGACCCTGAATTACAAAGCCAAGTACGCGCCCACCTCGCGCAACTCGCGGCAGGTGACCGACGGCACGGCTCCGGCGGCAGCTTCGTCCATCAACGTGGACTACGCGCTGTTTCGGGAATACTCGCTCAAGTACGAGACGAAGGATTTGCTTCGCCTGGAAAAAGAAGCCGAGGACTACCTCAAAGCCGTACAGGCGGGGCAACTGACGGCCAATGCGGGCGATTTCCAGATGCTCAGCGACGCGGGTGACGAAATCATGCGGACCATCGACGATGGGATGCTGAAGCCGGTGAACACCCAGTGCATTACCTCGCTGGCGGCGGCGGCGGGCGTGAACCTCTTGTACCCCCTGGCCGGTACGGCCTCGCAAACCATCGTGCTCTACGACAGCGACGGACGGCCGAAGGTGGACTTCATGAACGAGATGAACCGCGTGCGCCTGGTGCACGGCGTGGCGGGCAAACTCATCGTGGTGTGCGGCCTGCGGGGGCTGACCTTCCTGCAACTGAAGGAAATCGCCAGCGCCTCTGACCTCGGCCTCGACTGGGAGAAGATGTACGGCAAGCTGCCCATCGAGTGGTACTACGACGAGCAGATTGATACCCTGCTCGGTGAGGGCGAAATTCTGGTCTTCGACGCGGGCGCGGCCTGCCTGGAGACCATCCCCGAACACGCGCCCATCGACTCGGGGGGCATCATCGGCATGAACCGGGTGGCCAACACGAGCTACGGCACGGGGAGCATTCAGGTGACGCCCGCCCAACTGCCGACCCACTCGCTGGATTTTGACCTGCGCGTGCGGGAAGACGATTCGACGGCCTATCCGACGTGGAACATCACGCCGAGCGTGCGCTACGGGATCTTCAACCGGCCTGCCGGGTACCACTCCAGCGTGGGCGCGTGGGCGAACACGACGGGCGTGTTCCGCTACAAGCTGCTCAACACGGCCGAGGCGTAATCACCGGGCATCCGGTACCGTCTGCTTCAGGGCCGGGTGAGTGTTCTGCTCACCCGGCTTTTTCCAACCCTTTTTCCAGAAAAAATTTTTCGAGAAAATGAAAAAGCTCTTTTCCATCGCCCTCGGCATGGCCATGCTGGTGGCGACCGTGACAGCCCAAGCCCAGACCTCCCGGCGGGTGTACATCCAGAACGACCGCGTGCGCATCGACGCCCAGGACGGGACGTTCATTTCGGACGCGCCGGTTTCGTCGCTCGTTTTCGCCAAGCTGTCGAACGACAACATCCGCATCACGACCGCGCGCGGGTCGCTCGATTTGAAAGCCAACCGGGTACTAAACTCGGCGGGTACCGCCTACGCGGGCGGACAGACCTCGGTGACGGTGGACTCGGTGGCGGCGGCGCTGAGCCTCCAGCTACCCGGCGGGCCGCGTACGCATACGACCGTGACGCAATCGACGACAACGCCCGTGGTGTACGCCGCGGGCACGTTCCGGGAAATTACGGTGGAGGTGACCTCGGGCACGGTGAACATCCAGACCGGCAACGACACGGCCGTGACCAGGGCCAACGGAACCACGTACCGAATTACGGGCGGGCCGATTGGGCGAAGTTTAACCGTGACACCGGCTTCCTCATCGTCCTGCATCGTGACGACCGTTCGCTAACCCAGCCCCCGCCGCCACGGGGGCGCTTTTCTTTTTCACGATGAAAAAATGGCAAAGCGTTTTATTGATTGGTTTGACCCTGCCGACGCTGTTGGTGGGGCAAGTAAACCGAACCCTGACCGTGCGCGAACACGGCCCGACGGGGCGGCTGTTCGCCAAGCCCAAAAGTGCGAAGGACACGCTTTGGCTGAAAGCGGGCGGGGAGTTTGTGCGGGCGGTGGTGGTGGCCCCTGCCAAACCCTGGCCGGGTGCTCTCACCGTCAAAGTTGACATCAACACCGAGGCGGGGTACTTCAACGCGCAAGGCCAGACCGCTGGCCTGAGCCTCGACGGCACCAGCTTCCGCTACTCGATTGATGGGGGTCAGACCTGGCAGGGTGTGGCTTGGGCCTGGAAACTCACGCCGGGCACGTACACGGTGCGGTGCGAGTTCACGCGGCCCGGCTACGTGGTGGGCGTGGCTGAGAAAACCTTCACCATTCCGGGCAAGGCCACGGGGCCGCCCAGCGGGAATCTGCCGGGAGGCGCTCCTCCGACTGAGCCGAAGCCCACTAACCCCAAACCCAAGCCGGACGAAAACCGAACCGAGGCCCCTGCGGGCAATTGGGAGGAACTGGACCATGCCTTTCCGTACTCGACCACCCCGAACACCGTCAACTGGCAGGGTGTGCCGGAATTTCGCTTCAATCCGGGTGAGTTGTTCGCCTGGAACTGCCCATTGACCTCGCCAAATCAGGTGGATTTGGGCTTTGCGCGGGGCATCACGCATTTCGAGAACTCGGTGCTGAAAAATGTAGGCAGACGCGACGTGCCCGGCTCGAAACGCTACTACATGATCCACCGGGCCGCGTATGGTGCTGACCTCGACGTAGCCAACCCCGACATCACGCGCTACCCGCTGGAGTATTTCCGCGACCGCACGGCGGGCGATTTGGGGGGTCAGAAGGCGGAGTTCAACGACCGCGCCGCTCCCGCCTGGGTGGATGATGACTGGGAAGTGGGCAACGACGCCGAAGGGCCGCTCGTGGGCCTGTGGGGGCAGGTGCGACGGTACACCCAACAGGGAGCATTCGACGCGGGCGCTACGGAGATTTCGCACTACGACATCTACCCGTACCCCACCGGTGACGACCTGCCCAGCCATTTCATGCCCCAATGGAGCGCCCTCGAAGCCGCTGGCAACCGGGCGACGCGGACCAACTCGGTGCCGTATTTTTTCCTCAACACCTGGGAGCCGTGTGGCGACTGCCCCAGTGGCTGGCACATGGTCGACGTGTACGGGTCGCGGAGTGATTTCATCGCCGAGCGAAAAAGGACCGAGCACGACTGGGCCTACCGCATCGTGCAGGCGATGGAAAACCAGCGCCGCCAACCCGTGCCGACCGTCGCTTACATGACCTGGGGCTGGGCACAATCAGGAATGCCCCGCAACGAACTCGGCACGGTGCGCCCTGACATGATGGAGGCGACCGCGATTTTTCAGATGCTTTTGGGCGGGAAAACCCCCTCGCTCAACCTCTGGGCGGCGGATTGGGACGGCAAGACGCGGTTTTCGTGGAACTGCCTGGAGGCGCTGCTCAACGGCGCCTACCGGGCCAGCCTGTTCAACGCCGAGCGGCTGGGTAGCCCCGAACCCGTCAGCCTCGAAATCAGCTTCGACGGCGTGAACTGGCTGCGCGAATCGACCCAGCAGGCCCGCGCGGCGAAGCATCCGATTGTCCGCGGACTGCGCAACGGCTCCTCGCTCATCGTGGCGGCCCTGGCCCCGGCCCTCGTACAGGGCCAGCAGGTGGTTTGGGTGCGCTGGGGCAACTGGACCCGGCAACTGATTTTGGAACCCTACAAAACCCGCCTCGGACGGGTGCGACTGTAACCATGAAAAACCTCCTCAAGCGCATCATCTGCAACCCCTCGACGTCGGCACTGGGCTTTCTGGCCCTGATTCTGACGTGCGTGGTGTGGATGGTGCCCGGCCTGCCCACCGAGGCGCAGGCGACGGTTTCGGCGGTGCTCGTGCTGTTTGCGCGGAAATGCCTGCTGAGTGACGACCCGAAACCGCCCGCCAATGGAACTCCTGCTTAAACGCCGTTGGCTCGACGACACCGACTCGGTGGGTACGCTCTACGCCCCGAACGGCTTTCAGTGTTACACGCTGGAGGACTGCGACCGGGGCCTCGTGGCCACTGACCCAACCAGCATTGCCCGAAAGGTGGACGCCCTGACGGCGATTCCGACGGGGCGGTACCGGGTGATTGTGAACCGGTCTCGGCGGTTTGAGCGCGACCTGCCCCTGCTGGTGGACGTGCCGGGGTTTGCGGGCATCCGCATCCATGCGGGCAACCGGCACACCGATACGGAGGGCTGTATCCTGCTGGGCCGTACGCACCTGAACGACTTTCGGGGGGATGACTTCGTGGGGCATTCCAACGCCACGTTCGGCGCGTTCATGGCCCAGTTGCGGCTGGCGCTGAAAAAGGGGCTGGTGTACCTGTCGGTCGGCTACGGCCGGGGCGTGGAGGACGCGCGGAGCGTGAAATTCCCGGTGCCGATTCTCGAACCTCACTTACCCGAAAAAGCATGAAACGCAATCACATTTTTCTGATTCTGGGCCTGGTCGTCCTGTCGGTTATTCTGGTGGGTACCTGGCTGCAAGGCCGAAAGCCGACTACCGCCGACCGGGCCGCCGCTGACACCAAAACCGTAACCGAAAAAATCCGTGAAAAAGCCATTGATTCTACTCGCACTCTGCCTGCTGATGACATTCACCGCCGCGCGTGGGCAGATGACGACGTGCGCCGACTCGCTTCGGACACTGGAGCGGGCCATCGTCGCTAAAAACCTGAGAATCCTGGCGACCGAAACGGCTTTCCGCGATAGCCTCGCTACGCTCTACGGGGAGCGTGAGCAGCAGCCGAAAGCGATTCGGAAAGCCGAGCGCCGCGCCCGTGGCCAGGGCCGCAGGCAGGGGGCCGCCGTGGGCGCGTTCCTGGCCCTGCTGCTGGCCGCGTTGATGTAGAGTAACTTTACCCACCTTTTCAAACAATCTACCAGAATGAAAACCAACCATTCTCGCGCCTCGCCCCCCTGGTGGCAACCCCACGCCCGCAACCTTCTCTTTACCATGCTGGGGCTGGCGATTCCCTTCGCGGGGAACGAAATCTGGAAACGTACCTACGGGCGCGACTACGCCGAAAACCAGCAGCGCATCGCCGAGGAGCGGCAAATGCTGCTGAGCCTGCCGGGCCGGGTGGCGGGGCTGGAACAACTGGAGGCGACGCACTTCACCCAAAACGAAGGGCACTGGGAAAGCCAGAAGCTGAAAAACGACGTGCTGACTGATGCCCTGAAGGATTTGAAGGCGCAGAACGAAATGATTCTCCGCATGGTGCAGGGCTTGAGGTTTTCAAGAGCGCATCCGGTGGGCGGCGTACCGCCTGACTCGGTGGAGTATTTCGTGAAACGACACTGAATCATAGGTTTTAGGTTTAGAGGTTAAGTGGGTAGGGCGCTGGGTTTCCCGGCGCTTTACTTTTTTTCCACGAAAAAGCCCCGTTTTGGCGGGGCTTTTGATTCAAAATTTCAGTTTACGACTGGGCGGCAAGTGCGGTTTTCCATCCAATCCCCCAAATCCGCGAGGTAACACCGTTGGGGAAATCAACTTCGATTCCAGATAGGTCGTACCACTCCCACCCATCCGGCATGGCAAACCCAGCGTCTGCGCTCCGCATTTCTGATTTAGCGTCCTCAATCGTGGTTTTGTGAAAGCCCGCGCTGCGTTCGGGGTTGAACGCATGGGCATTGCCCGAACTGCGTACCAACGCAATGGGGGTTCCGCCAAAAATCAGTTTTTGGGCCTTCAGAAATGACACTTGGCGACCAGCCAGTACCTCGAAAATTTCAGGTCCGGTGCCGTAGCCAAATTGATTGAGCGCCCCGATAAGCCGGTCGATTTTCTCATCCTCCAAATTCATTTTGTCGGAGACGAATTTGCTCATGGCGGGCTGGCTGACGCCGATTTCGGCGGCAATGCGCGAGAGGCTAAACCATTCCCGGCGCTTTTGCATCCAGGCCCGCAGCCGTTCGACGCGGTAGGCTTTTGCCGCGTCGTGGAGTAGTTCGGTTTTGGTGTACATTTGTCGTGGTGTTTTTGAAAAGCCCCGGTCTGTGTGCGAGACAGCCGGGGCTTTGTGTTGTTAGGCGACTGCCCAATTTTCCTGCTCGTCGTAAAGCTCCTCCATCATTCGCTCCACGTGAGCGGCGGCACTTGCGTTGTCGGATTCGACTTTCGGGCTAACGCCCTCGGCGATTTCGTATTTCACGGTCACGTCGGCGTCGGGATAGGCGGTTTCGATTTTCTCAATCAAAGCGGTGCGGAAGGCTTCGGCGGTAGCCTTTTCGTTGTACTCGCCGTTGAGCAGGTTGCCAGAGAGAAATTTGACAGAAATAAACATGGCTTTGGGTGTTTTTGCGTGTCGTCGGTTCCGCCGTTGCCCGGTGTTCAACCGTTTGAACAATACAAATATAGTTATGAAAATATAACCGTGTCAAGTGTTTTGTAAAAAAAGTTTTGAAATCATAACTAAAAAACGCCCGCTCCGGTGGGGTGCGGGCGGGCGTGGGAATAAAATGGTAGAATTCGACCAGTTTAAAAAAACAGCCGCTCCGGATTGTCGTTTTCGCGCTCGAAGGCTTTCTGCCGTTCTCTGATTTTTACCTCAAACTCGTACAGCAGCCCGCTCCGTGAAAGCGACAACACATCCATTTCGCAGACGCCAAACGGGTTGATGTTTTCGCAGACGGGGTTGTGCCCCAGAAGCACTTGGCGAACACCGACAAGGGCCTGGATTTCTTTTGCTGTCATTTTGCTGGTGGGGTACTAATTTGTAACCCGATTAGTGGGTTTTAGTAGAAACGCCGATTCCCTTTCTTGAAAGCCTTCTGCTCCTGCCGATGAATCTCCCGCCGCTGGGCGCGGGTCAGCGGGCGAATGGAGTTGAACTCGTCTGACTCCTCAAAATCCGGCGGCCGAACAGGCAAGTACTCGGTTTCGTCAATGCCGCCGATGGGCCGGAAGGCCAGCCCTCCTGCTTCGATGTGTTGGCGCATTCCGGGATGCTGGTAGCGTTCGGGAAACTTCGGCTTGTACCATTCGTGCGTTGGCGTCAGGCCCTCGGTGCGGGTGTACATCCGCGAGTAGGCCGACGCCCCGCAACTGAGGCATAATTTCGAGAAGGGCGTAACGCCCTCGTCAGCGTCGCGGGTGACGAGCACGGCCTTGCACTTGGGGCAGTCGTAGGCGTTGATTCGCTGGGGCGGCTGAATGGCTGACGTGTGGACCCGTTCGTCGTCGGAGGTGGTGATGAATCCCATGTTGTGTGTCAGAATTTGAAAAAAACGTGCAGAAATTAAGGGAAAGCGTTACGGAATTGCAGGTTGGTGTTTCCAATCCGAAAGCCTCGGATGGGGCTGGAACCGCTTCGGATCCCAGTTGACGGTTCTCAGGGTCTGGTCGTGAGTGAGGCAGTAGGCCAAATCAACGACGGGGCGATGGCAGCGGAAAGACTTCATGTAGTCCACCGTTGCCACCCAGGTTTCACCGTCGTAAAGAACCCAATCGCGGGCGAAGGGCACGGGTAGCGCGTCGGTGAACCGCCAAAACTTCAGGTCTTCGTGCGTGGCGCAGGTCACGCCCCGGCACGAGCCGCAGCGCAGGTAAACGAGTTCGGTGTCCTCGGCTTCCTCGACGAGGTCGCTGGCTCCGCAATCAGAGCAGGGCATGGAAAGGGTGTTCATTTTCTGGCTTCGTTTGGTAGATTCTCCGGCCCGATTCGCCCGACCGCTTCAATCATCGCCCGCACCGCCTCAACCGCCTCCGGTGAGGGGTTGGGCGTGGAGAACGTGGCGATGGCTCCGCCGATGGCGAACGAATGAACCGGGTAGGGGTATTTCGCCCGGCGGATGCCCTGCCAGATGCGGGCGGATTTGCTGGGGCGACCGGGGCGTTTGCGGGTGGTCATCGTTTTACAATCCCCTCTAGTGGAAACATGAGACGAAACGATACGGAGTTCAAAAGTGCCTTGCTCAAAAAATTGGACGCATGAATCCTGTCGCACAATTTGGCGCGGGCGGCTTGCTCGGTAATTCCAAATTCCTGAATGTCGATTTCCAGGGTCGTATGGCAAGTGAACACGCCGCGAGATTCGACGAAGTGAACTTCTGCCATTTCGTTTACCCATTGTTGAGTTTGCTCGTAGGTTGGTGCGGGGTTTTGCTCGATGATCCGAGGCGTAGATAAGGTGTTCATTCTGGGTTTGGGGGTTGAATGGGTAATTGAATGTTGAACCGGTGCCGAATCGCTTTCAGGAACCGCTCTCGGAACAAATCCCGGTACTGCGATTCGGCAAAAATGTAGTCGCGTCCCATTTCAAACGTGGGGCGGCATTCGACGGAGTACCAAAACCGCGAAGACACATCCGGGCGCGGGGCGGCTTCGTACTTGACGTGGTAGCCGTACTCACCTGCCAGAAAATTGCAGATGCTGGAAACGGACGCCTTTTCGAGTTTCTGGTAGGTTTCGAGGGTCATGGCCTGAGTTCGGTATACCGGTATCCCTGAAAACCGGTGTGGGGGATGGGGGTGATGGGCCTCCACGTGGCCATGACGACCACGAAGCCCGTGCGGGGCTTGCCGTGCTTCTCCTTGTGCCGGTGCCAGCGGATAGCCTTGTCGGTGTCCACGATGTGGAAATAGCCCCGGATGAAGCCGTCGTAAATCATGAAACAGACGGATTCGCCGGTGTCGATTTTGGTCGGCAGGTTCTGGCAGTTGATGAGCCAGAACCAAAGACTTCCGTCCCATTCGGTTTCGCCGTCGCACCGGCGGCACACGCGTTCGCAGGTTTCCCAATCGCGGTATGCGGATTTGGGGATGGTGGTCAGGAGGTTCATGCTGGGAGGCGGTATTCGAGGTAGCCGAACGCCTGTGTAAACCCGACGTCCTCGGCCTCTCGGTGAGTGTTATAAAAAGTCGAAGACTTTGGATCGACGGTGTTTGCCGGCCGGATGGGTGTAGATGCCGTGTTCGTATTTGCCGTGGAGCGTCGTCGTGGTGGACAAATGCCCGTGTTTGGGGGCGTAGCTCGAGTAGTTTTCGCGGACCATAGTCAAGGCTATTTGATTCCCAGAACACAATACCCCGCCTCCACGCCGAACCCGCCGCCGGGCAGTTTGTAGGTGACATTGCGGGCCAGTTGACGCCCCGAATATTCCCCCGTGGCCGGGTCGTATTCGCGCAGGATGAGCACGTCGCCAACCTGAAAGTTTCGGTCGTCGAGGCGAACCTCGAAGGGCTTTTTTTCGAGGAAAACGGCCTCGAAGTAGTCGGGCCAAGTTTTGAGCTGGTGGATTTTGGACATGGGGAGAGGAGTTATGCAGCAAGTGCCCGAACCTTCGCCTCAAACCAGGCTTTCGGGATTTTGGGCGTGACAGAGTTGCCGATGAATTTTTTCTGTTTTTCCTGACTGCCCAGCAACACGTAGTCGTCGGGAAAGCCCTGAATACGCTTCAGTTCGCGCACCTTCAGCATCCGCATGTAGATGGCCGCGATGCCAAACCGGGCCATGAACGCCTTGATTCGCCGCGTGGCCGGGCTGTCGGTTTCGTAGACGAGAATGGCGACCTCGCCGGTTTCGGTGGTGAACAGGTAGTTCCAGTGCCGGTCGGCGGTGATGGTCGGCGAGGGTTTTTCCAGTCCGTGCAGCTCGCGCCCGAAGTGGGTGCTCATCAGGTAATGATGGTTGCCAGTGAGCAGCGTTGGAGCCGGGCGGTCGAGGCCATGCCCTTCGTTGTGGTGGTTGTTGGTCAGCAACCAATCCGACTGAACGACGCTCACCCGGTCGCGGGTGGTGAGCGTGCTGCATACTTCGTCAGAGGCGAACGTGTTTTCGCCCGTGCCGTGGTATTTCATGCAGAACGGTTCGGGGGTCACGAGGTTCTGAGGGGCCTTCCCGTGAGCGGCCAGAATCGTAGGTGCGGGTTTGTCAAGGGAATGGGACTGCCCACCCCACTGCGATTCACTGATGAACGGCTCGGGCGTGACCAAACTCTGGCAGTTGTTGGTTCGCACCGTCAGGCACGGCTCATCGAGCGATTTGTTGCGGTGCTCAGGCGAACCGCCGTAGTAGTTCATCACGAACGGTTCGGGCGAAACCAGAGCCGTGCCGTCGGCGGTGGTGACGGTACGCGCCGGGCGGTCGGTTTTGTAGGTGCCATCGGCAACCGACGAGGTAGCGAAAATCTGGGCAAGGAACGGCTCCGGACTAACGAGCGCCTGATTGTCGGACGTGGTGACAACGCGGCCCGTTGAATCGACCGGGTACGACTTGGCCGAAGGCAGGCCCCCGTTCGACTGCATCACGAAGGGTTCGGCCTGAACCAATGCGTGTGAATCCACGCACGTCAGGGCACCCGATGGCCCGTCAATCGTCAGATTTTTGCTCTCGGGGTGACCTGAGTAGTATTTACTCAGAAACTCCGGTTTCCCGCCCGCGACGTGCTTCCAAAGCCCGGCCTCAATCCGCTCCAGGGTTTTTTCTTTCAGGGGAATTTTCCGGCTGAAAATGTTCTCGCCCTTGTCGTCGAGGTCCAGGCAGGGCCGGACGGGTTTCCACTTTTTCAGCTTTTTCCCGAAAAGCGCACCCGACTTTTCGGGGTCTTTGGCGTGGGTCGGTTCGGGGAACACGATGGGCAGGCCGGTGCGGGCGAAGCAACCGAACAGGCGGATGCGGCTGGTGTGTTCGCCGTAGTCGGCACTGTTGAGCAGCCGGGCGTCGTAGCGGTAGCCCAGCGATTCAATGTCGGAAACCCAACGCAGGTAGTCGCGACCTTTGGTGCGGTGTTCGGGCTTGCCGTTGATGAGCGGCCCCCAGGCCATGAATTCCCGTACGTTCTCGATGGTCACGTAGTCGGGGTTCAGGCGCTGCACGTAGCCGTCCCAAAGCCACTTGCCCGAACCGGGCACTTCCTCGTACCGGTACAGGCAATCGGCCAGCGCCCGGCTGTCGGCGTCGCGCTCGGCTCCGCCTTTGGCGTTGGAAAAGTTGGTGCATTCGAGGGAAAAATGACAAACGATTTTCGCGTTGGGAAACCGTTTTTTGGCCTCGACGAGCACCTGCCGGATTTTCTCAATCACGCCCCGGTCGCGGACGTCCTCGTAAAAGTGGACGGTGAGAGGGTGGTTGATTTCATGGGAGCGGAGGGCGTCTTTGTCGTGATTGAGGCCGACGGCAACCCAAACCAACGGGTTGCCGTTTTCGTCACGAGCCTGTTCGGCCCCTTCAGTGAAACCGCCTGCACCGCAGAGGAAATCGACGACGATGTAGCGCGGGGTGAAATCGGGAAACTGCATGGGAAACGGGGGTAGATTTTACGATTTGGGTTCAAACTGCCCGCAGGCGGGGTAGCGGCTGGAGTGGTCGGTGGAGGCGCTGCCCGTGTCGCCACGCTTGGCGCATTTGGGGTAGGCCGAAGCCAGCCGCCGGAAGTAATGGTGCTTGCAAGCTCCGCACTTGGTGCCCTCTGGGCCGGTGCCCCAGACGGCAATGCAGGGGTTTACCTTCGGGCGGCCCTTTGTTTTCAAGGGGGCGTGAACTTCGCCGCCGAACAAATCCTCGCCGATTTTCATAGTTGGAAATTTGATTGAATTTACGAATTTGAAATCAGGCAATCAACCGGTTAGGCGCGGCGGCTGGGGGCGTCGGGCGAGAAACTCAGGTCGTTGAACATTTCGCGGAAGCGGTCGAGCAGGCGGCCGTCGTAGGCGGCTGCCAGTTCGTCGTCGCGGCCTTCCTTCATGGCGTTTGTGGTGACGAACGTGGAGGTGAACAGCCGCCGCTGGTAGCGCTCAAACAGGATGTCTTCGCAGACGCTACGGACGTTGCCGAAGCGGTTGATTTCGGGTTCGGTGCCCAAATCGTCGAGGCACAGCCCGGCGAAGCGGTGGCCCCAGTACCCGTTGTCGGCGTAGGGCGACCAGGGCACGGGCTTGTTGACGTAGTAGCGCTCCAGGATGGCCTCGGCCTCGTCTTCCTTGCGGGCGGCGCGGTACTGGGCGGCAATCTGTTTGCAGGGCACGACAATCAGCGACTGCACGGGGTTGACGGCGAAAATCTCCATCAGCACCGTTTTGCCCGTGCCCTTCGGCCCACGGAGCAGGATGCCTTTGCGGGGATTGAGGCCCGCTTTCTCGGCTTCGCCGGCGAAGTAGTAGGCGAGCTGGCGAATAATTTCGCGGTTGTGGGCATCGGCGGCGAAGGGCTTTTCCCATTTTTCGAGCGTGGCGATTTCCTGACCGGCTTCGATGGCCATCCGGAACGCCTCCTCGCCGGTGATGGTGGGGTACTCGTACACCGAGGCGAGTTTGGCGGCGTACTCGCTGTTTTTTTCGCGGAAATACTTCGCCCGGCGCAGGGCCTCAATTTCTTCGGGCGTCAGTTCGGGCAGGCTGGGCGGCTGGGCATTGGCCGCCGCGTCACTTTCCGAGTAGGCTGGTCCGGCCGCTGCGGCGAGCAGGGCGGAAACCGCCAGAGCTTGATTTTTGCGTTTGGTTTCCATCGGTGCGGGGTTTGGAGTTTAGGGGTGCTTTGGGAATCCAGTTTCGGCAGTGGTTCCGGCAGTCGGTGGCATCGGCCCACGGTCCGCCGGGCAGTTGTTGTTTGGTATCGGCCCGAACGGCAAGAAACTGGTCGACGACCGACTCGAGCGGGGGGCGTTCGCGGCCCAGGTTGCGCCAGGCGTTGGCGACCTGTTCGGAGGTAAGCAGCATGGCCCGGATGCTGTCGCGGGTGCCTTCGGGTTCCGGGGATGGAGCTTCCTGTTGGGATTTGAACTCGGCTGCGTTTCGCTCGATGCGTTCCCGTTCGGCTTTCCGCCATTCGGGTTCATCGTCCGAAAAATTTTCTGAAAAATCCTCCTCGTGCGTGTGCGCGTCGGTCGGTCGGTCGGATCTGTCTTTTTCTTCCTCTTTTCTAGTCTTATTATTGTGTGAAGTTTTTTCACAGGGGGGGTGAAGTTTTTTCACACCCTCGGGGGCGGTTTCGCCCTCTTGGTGTGAAAAGTTTTCACACCTTTCGGGCATACCCTGTGAAGAAACTTCACACCCTTCGCCCTCTTGGTGTGAAAAGTTTTCACACCCCGGCGCGGCTCCCTGTGAAGTTTTTTCACACCCTACCGAATTGGTCGGGCTTTGGTGTGAAGTTTTTTCACACCCATTCACGGCGGCGCGGGCAGTTTCGACGGCCTTTTTCCATTTCAAAGTTGTGCGCAGGTGGTCGCGCTCGTTTCGTTCGACCAGACCAAAACGCTCCAGTAGCTGAACAATGCCGATGATGGCTCGGCGCGTCATCGCCATTTCATCGGCCATATTGCCGCGCGATTCGTTGCACCAGCCCGGAACGGGGGAATCGGGGTTGCCCGAAAGCAGGTCAATCATATCGGCAACGCAGTATTCACTGCACGATAATCCGAGTTGCTTTCGGGCGGAATGAAATACGGAACTATACCGCATTTTGCAGGTAGTTTTTAATGGTGGTCAGGTCGCAGTCGTCGAGGGTAAACCACTCGCCGCGCAGCCGCTTGTGGGAAAACATTTCGTGTAATTCCTTTTCGTGTTTCCCGTCGCCACGATAGGAAAAAAGCAACTCAATTTCAGGCTCTTCGCTCTGCAACGTTTTTTCGCGCAAGGCGGGATTTTTTGAGTAACCGATTTTGTGATAACCGTTGCGGTGGTTGATGGCAACATACACCCACCGAAGGCAATCGGGTTGTGCTTTAGGCTGTTGGCGCGTTTCCCAGTCTTTGATTTTCCGGTCGGTTTCGCGCCGCTCCTTTTCGGCGCGATTGATGTTGGCTGCCCAATCGTCCCATTTTGGGCCGTCGTATTTTCGTTTAATTTTTCGGATAACCTTAGCAAAATCCGAGAGCCTATTTTCAAGATTGGCCAATTCTTCGGCGTTCAAAACCATCCCCTGGTAATTGAGAAAAACCGGGATTCCCGCCGATGTTGCCGTGTAAAACTCAAAAGCTCTTAACCTCTCGGTTCTGTCAATCTCATCCAGATTGGCTTGCCATTTTTTTAGAAACTCGGAATACTCAGGGCGGGGCTTTGGGTTGGTTGCCATAGTCGTAAAAGGCAAAAAGAAACCCCCGCACTGCTACCACACAGATACGGGGGTTGGAAACGATTCCAAGAGGATTGTTCGCCGGGGTCGTGTGGTAGGCCGACTCTGCGAACGCAGCAAGATTTTCCCGCCGGGCGCACGTCGCCGGGCATGACAAAACAAAGGAAGCCAGCAAAATTGAAAATTTCAACAAATTTTCAATTTTGAACCGATTCAGGTTTTCGGTTTTGGCGGCGGGTACCCAGATGCCGGTAAATCGTTTCATTTCGTGGTAGGTGGTGGCGGGCGGTGCTGAAGCCCTCAAACGAACAGCGCCAGTTGTTGCTTGGACTGCTCGGCTTTGGCGACGTTGCGCACCATGACGTCGAAATACGAATCCTTCAATTCGCAGGCGATGGCCCTACGTCCGTTCTTGACGGCCATGTATGCTTCAGAGCCGATGCCACCGAAGGGCGTCAGTACCGTTTCGCCCGGATTGCTCCAGAGGTTGACGAGGCGGTGAATGACCTCCAGTTGCAGCGGGGCGATGTGCTTTTCGTCGCCCATGTCGGTGCCCTCCTTGCCGTTCAGAACGTCCGTGCGCTTGATGTCCATCCAGACGGGCGAGGCCCAACGCTGCCAGGTATCGAGGGGGAAATTCTGACGGGTGATGTGGTTCACCGGCTCCCAATCTTCCTCGTTGCCTTCCCACTTTCGGAAAATGGTCACGTATTCGGCCATGCCGATGCCGGTGTAGCTCGAGTCGGTCGTGAGGGTTTTGTAGAGCAGCCGCTGGGTTTTGGTGCGCTGCATTTCCAGTACCGGGTCGCACCAGATTGTAATTTTTGAGTGGAGTTTGAAGCCTGCTTCCTGCACGGCGCGGGTGTGTTCGGCCGTGAAATCGTACATGCCCGTGAAGCCGCTGGAATTCTTGTAAACACCCAAATCCTTCGTGTGACAGGCAATCAGTCGTCCGGGCATCATGATGCGGTAGATTTCCCGAAGCAGGTAGGCGTATTGCTCGAAAAAAGCCTCGTGGCTTGCGTTGTTGCCCATGTCGTGCACGTAATTCGAGTACGTGAATAGGGACGAAAACGGCGGACTCCAGACGCCGAATCCAGCGCTGTTGTCAGGCACGCGGCGAAGTTCCTGGCAACTGTCGCCCTTCATAAGCCAGGCGCTTTCGGTGCGTACCTCCCGAAACTCGTACTCGCTCAAAAGGCCGTACTTGTTGCCATTGAGGTACTTGCCTACCTCCGTGCGGAGTTCGTCAAACTGGCGCTGTTTCTGGCGAATGGCGGCACTGACGTTTTCCATCGTATCGGTCGAGACGAGGTAGACGTTGACGGGCCGGGTCTGGCCAAACCGGTACGAGCGGCGAATGGCCTGGTACTCGCCCTCGAAACTGAAATCGAGCGAGGCAAATACCTGGTTAGCGCAATGCTGGTAATTGAGGCCGAACTGGGCGATTTTGGTTTTGGTGACGAGCACCCGAAACTCACCACGGGCGAAGCCCAGTAGCCGGGCCTCCTTCACTTCGGGCGGCATGGAGCCGCGCACCTCGACGGCGTCAGGGATGAGGCGGCAAACCTCCTCGGCCTCCTCGTTTTGTTTTACCCAGACGATGAACGGTTCGTCGGAGTGATTGACGATGGCGGCCGCCTCGGTCAGGCGCTCGACTTTGGTCAGGCGCAGTTCGGCGTTGTAGTTGGTGGCGCTCACAGCCACGTCGTTGAACAGCCGCCCTCCGGAGCGGTTTTCGGTCTGGATGAACCGTTCGATGAGGTTGAGGGCGGGCAAGTCGTAACCCTCCATCGGAAAGCCGATGTCGTGGGGCCTCGACAGCATCACCGACCAAGAGGCAATCCAGCCGTAGAAATCGGCTTTGGCGTGGGCCTTCAGGCGGTAGTTGTTCATGCCTTCGTCGCGCACGAACCACTTGGCGCGCATATCCTGGGCGTCGAGCACGCCCAAAAATTCGGAGTGGTTGCCAATTTCGTTCAAGTCGTTGGGGGCGGGCGTGGCCGTGCAACAGAGTTTGTAGGGCGTTTCGGCGAAGGCCTCCAGCAGGGCGCGTTTGGTCACGCCCGTGAAGTTTTTCAGGATGCTGGACTCGTCGAGCACCACCCCGGCGAAATCATCCGTCGGCACGTTGTCTAATTGCTCGTAATTGATGACGTACACGCCTTCCGGCACCGAGGCGAGCGTGTGCATTTCGGGAAGGAAGCGCGTGACCGGGACGCCGAACTTTTCGCCTTCTTTCACCGTCTGGCCCGCCACGGCCAGCGGGCAGAGAATGAGTACGGGCTGGCCGGTGAAGCGGACTACCTCGCCCGCCCAAACGAGCTGCATGAGGGTTTTGCCCAGGCCGCAATCGGCGAACAGGGCGAAGCGGCCCGCCATCAGGGCGCGGGCCACGAGGTGGCGCTGAAACGGAAAGAGGTGCGTGTTGAGCGTACCGGGATTAACCTCGAAACCGGCGTCGGCAACGCGGGTTTGTTTTCGCTCCAAAAGCTGGGTGTACTCGTTCATGGTGAAAACTTGGTCAGGTTGCTGGCTACTCGATTTCAGAAAGTTCATTCAGCGCCCGGCGCACGATGGCGCGGGCTTTGGGGGTGTCGGGGGCGTTGATGTTGGTCGAAATCCAAACCAAGTCGCTGCCCGACCCGGCTGCATCCGGCTCCGCGATGTGGGCCGACAGGTGAACCCACAACCACTGGCGCGGAGCGCTCACGCACGGCGGCAGGTCGGCGTGCTCCTCCTGGATGCCCACGGCGGACGTCGGGCCGCTGAGCAGCGATTCGACGCCCTGCGGAATGACCGAATCGGCGGTGAGGATGTCGGCGCTGGCCTGCCGGACCACCTCGCGCACGGCCTCCGCGCCTTTTTCGACGGCCCGCTTTACCTGGGCGGGCGGCGTGGGCTTTTGCTCAGTAGGTGCCGGGGCTGGTTTCGCAACAGGTGGCACCAGCGCATCGGCAAGCGGATGGAGCTTGACGATGTGTTCGAGGTGGTCGGGTTGAGCCGAGCGGGGTCCGTCGGGCGTGGTGAAGGTGACAACGCCGTATTGGTCTACTTTGGCGACGGCCAGAATGTCGGCTTCCCAGATTTCGCGGAATTTGCAGCGGTAGCCGACAAAGGATTCGGGTTTAGGCTTTGGCATGGTCAGGCTTGGGGGTTTCGGCCTACGCGGCGCGGTGTTTTTTCTTGAGCCGCCTGCGGCGCATTTCGCCCGGCGGCTGGCTGGTCAGGTGCCAGAACCCGCACTCGTGGCAGAGGTACGGGTGCTGGGCGACGACCTGGTAGGCTGAGGTGGGCAGCAGCGAGGCCAGGTGATGGAAGCGGACGGCCTCGGCCTCGCTGGTGAAGGGTTCCTTGCCGCACATGGGCACGAAGGCTTTCATGGCTCCTCGTTGAAATCGACGGCTTTGGCAGTGGGGTAGCCCTTTTCGGCGGCGGTGGAGTCGGGGAGGGGGTCTTTTTTGCCTCGTTTCTTCGGTTCCGTTACCGCCGAAATCACCTTTGCCGCCTTGCCCGCATTGGAAAATTCCCGTTCGATTTCCTCCAGGTGTTCTTTTCCGAACTTGATGTCAAGTTGGTCGGAAGGGTGGTCAAGGCCCTGATTGATGTAGTCGCAGACGACGGTTTCAAGCTCAGCCAGCACGTCCAGAAGGCCCGGCACGTAGCCCCACGGGCGGGGGTTGCTCTCCTCGTCTTCGGGGTTTTTCAAAAAATCGTCAACCTCGTTGCGGGTCAGCAACCGCACGGGCGACGTGGTGATGTCGATGTTGCCCCGGCGGGTGTACATCGACCCGAACAGAATGAGGCTCCGCCCGCCTTCCTTCTCGGATTTAATCTGGTAGCCCGAAATACTGAACCGCTCCCACTCGCGGGGGTGCAGCACCTGAATGGCCGCGTAGTCGCCTGCATCGGGGCGTTCGGGAACGGCGACGGCATCGACGAATTCCAGCAGGTAGGATTTCAAGTCGAGCAGGGCGTGGTAAAACGCCGCGCCGGGGTCGTGGCTGAATTTCGACTTCATCAGGGCGGGGTGGTAGCCGTCGCCCTGAAGGGCGGTGTAGTCGATGGCCAGGTGGTAGCCGTCGGGTACGTCGGTGCTGACGCGGGTGATTTGGTATTCCATGATTTGAAGGGAAAAAGGGTGAATCAGGACTTGTCTTTCGGCCCCCGCAGCAGCGGCCAGAAGGCCACGGAAGCCGCGATGAGCAGGGCGATTTTCAGCCCTCCGATGACGAGAGGATGAATCAGGCACATGGCAGGTGCAGGCGAAGGAGGTAGATGAGCAGGAGCAGGGCAGCAAGCGGCACGATGGCCAGCAGCGCCGTGCAGACGTGGCGCTGCTCGGGGCTGGTGTCGAGCTCGTCGTTGAGTACTCGCCAGAGGGCGACGGCGTAGCGGGCCACGACGGGGGAAGCCAGCAGGACGGCTTTGCGGGCCGTGCGGGCGGTTTCGGAGTTGCGGTAGAGGCGGTTCATCAGTGAAAAGGGTATTCGCTTTTCAGGATTTCGTACGCCTCCACCTTCTGAGCGATACTGAGTTGGTCAAGGAATTCAGTTAGCTCCGGTATTTCCCCATATTCGTTGTCCAGCGTCTTGTAAAGCGACCAGCGGTCGGGTTCGCGGCTCCTCAGGCCTTCGATGATGTCGGCCACACTCAGAGCGTCCGTAATGTCATCGGCATTGAGTTCCTTGCGCAACTCCTTCAGGTGGCTGGCGATGTCGCCGGGCGTGGGTTCGATGAGCGTGACGACGACGCGGCCCATTTGGTCGGCGGAGAGTTCGACGCGTTCGCAGGTTACGATGACGTTCATGGGTGGAGACAGGGGTTAGTTTTCGACGGAAATCGACGGCAGTTCGGTTTTGGCCCAGTTGGGCAGGTCGAGGGAAATCAGACCCATGTGGCCTTCTTCGGCGAAGGCGTCGAAGCCGGGGTACTTGCCCGACTCGATGCAGTCGGCGGCGGCTTGCAGGGCGGCGCGGTAGCGGTAATGGCCCGCAGCCAACGACTCGGCATCCCACCAGAATGCCATCGGCAGGAACGGGGCGCAGGTTTGCAGGGCGATGGTGATGACGCCCGAAAACCGCCGCCCCGTGACGTGGCTGGCGACGTCGAGGTACATGGCCTCGGAGAGGTCGTAGCGGTAGCGGGCGCAGTCGCGCACGAACTGCTCAACGCTGTCGGCGGAGGTGGTTTTGAGGCTGATGATGACGTTGTGGCCGCAGTTCTCCTCCAGTTGGAAGGCATCGGGCCGAACCTTCACCTTCAGGCCCGTTTGGGGGTCGGTGCCGTAGAACGAGGTTTCGTAGCAGGCTCCTTTCAAGAGCTTCGGCAGCAGCCCGCCGCCGTAGGTGCGGTAGTGGCGTTTGACGAGCTGGATGATGCGGTAATGGCGCTCGTCGACGGCGGTGAGACCACTGTACCGCTCCAGGGCGGCGAGGTACCGCTTTTTGCCGTCGGCCTTCTCGAGGCTAAGGCCGCCGCGTTTGACGTGCGAGCGGGCGCGGCTGATGATGCTGCGCCCGGTGCCCTGCTGCTGGATGCGGGCCTGTTTTTCCCAGAACTTCACGAGTTTGTTGAGGCCCTCGGTGGTGGAGCGGCTGGCCTGGGGTTCGACTACGCAGAGGTCGAAGCGCTGAGGCTCCAGAAACGCCATGTGGCAGAAGGTGCCCAGCTCGAAAGCCGAGGAGGTTTTGCGGGCTACCGGCTCGTGCTGCACGCAGTAGAAGTGCAGGGGCGTTTTCAGGATTTCCTTCAGCGTGGAGGAGCCGAGGGCTTTTTCGCTGAGGTAGTCGTCGAAGCTGTCGTGACGGACGAGTCCCTCGACGCAGAGGTTGGCGGGGTTGATGTCGAGGGGCTGGCGTTTGGCGGCCAGGCCGATGACGAAATCCTGCAAATCGGTGTAGCGCCCTGAATGCGCGAACGCTAATGGATTGAGGTCATTGCCCGATGGTTTGGCCGTGGCGAGTTGGGCCAGGAGGTCGTTCAAATCCATGACGAGAAAGGGGGATGTGGCGGCCCGTGGCGGCGGGCCTGCCGGGAGGTTACTAAGCCAGAATGAGGGCGACGACCGACCAGGAATCGTAGAACTTGTTGCCCTGCTTCGCCTTGCGCTTGCCCTTCCAGGTGATTTCGAGGGGTGAACCTGTGGCGATGCGGCCTTGCCGCAGGCCGTCGACAATGGTGCCGACAAGTTGCCGCGAGCCATTGCGGAAGATCCGGGCGTTGCCTTTTTCGTCAGGTACGGCGAAAAACACGCATTCAAGGTCAATGGGGTCGCCAGTTTGCTGGTCGGCGGCGGTGGCGGTGTCAATCTTGAAGAAAATGCACCGAATGGACTCGCCTTCTGTGGTGGGCGAGAAATACTCACTGACCAAATCGACAGGGAATACCTGTGCCGTCGAGAGGTCGGGCAAACGACCGCTGGTTAAATCGACGGTGGGAAAATGGGTGTCCTGGGCCGGGGAGGCGGGGACGGGAGCGATGTCAGTAGACATGGGAAACGGGGTTTATAGTTGAAAAATTAAACGAAATTAAGAGTATGAGCAGCGGCGGGCCTCACCCGCCGCCCCGCAGCCAGGCGTCGAGTTCCCGGTTGTGGGCTTCGATGTCGGCGTGTTCGCGGGCGACTTGCTCAAGATGGGCCTGGCGGTCGGCTTCGATGTCGCGCATGGGCAGGGCGGGCGAAAGCAGCATGTCCATCGCCAGGGCTGCGTCGTCGTCGCCCTTCACCGAAAGCAGATACTGATGGATGTTGAGCGTCACGTCGTAGCGGCCCGAAAACTCCACTTCCGGATCGGAAGCGATGATGCTCATGGTTAGGGTGAGCACCTGCCGGGCGGGGTGGTAGGCGGCGTTGAACTTTTCGCCGAGCCGGTAGTGAAAGGCATCGTTGAGGGTTTTGGCCTCAAAGGCAGCCGCCCAGAACATGGGCTGGGCCAGGGGGCTTTCGTGCCAGGGGAAAGGCTTGTTCATCGGGAAACGGGTTTGGACGTGAACTCGGAAAGGAACGTTTCGAGGTCGGCGCGGCGGATGGTCACGCGCTGGCCTTGCTTGGTGAAGGGCAGCTTCAGGCGACCGCCGGGGCGCTTGGGGTGGCGGATGCCGGTGCGCATCCAGCGTTCAAGGGTGGCGACGCTGGCCCGTGCCAGCCCGGCGGCCTCGTCTTTGGTCAGGCGGTCGCCGCCCAACCGGGCTTCCAGGCGCTGCACGTCGGCCCGCACGAGGCTGACGGCCTCGCTGACGGCCTCGCGGATGTCGGCCCGGTACTGCTCGCGGGTGAGCGTGATGAGTTCGAGGGCGGGGGCGGGCGTCATGCTGCAACGGGCTGGGAAAGTCGCTTCTGGATGTTTTGTTGAAATTCGGCATCCTGTTTTTCGGCCCGCTCGATGCCCGCGACGAAGGCGGTGATAGTCTCGGCCCGGCAGTTGCCACCCTTGAGCATTTTGTTGGCAACCTGCTCGGTGATGCCGCCGAGTTCACAGGCCCGTTTGATGCCGCCCTCGATGACCGAGAGCCTCTGGCGAAGAAGTTCAAGATTGGGCTTGCTCAAATGCATTTTGTGGTTAGTTTTGCGTTGTTTCGACCGTTTAATAAATAAGTTAGCCAAAAGTAGTCCATTTGACTATGTTTGTCAAGACATTCACGACAAATATTTTTCAAAATGACTACTTTTCTTTCTCCCTGCGAAATCTTGGAACCGAAAACTGTGGAGTCAATTCAAGCCATTATCGAGGCTAAGGGGCTCAAGAACAATGTTTTCGCTAAAAAAATAGGCATCAGCGCGCAGAACTTGTCCGGAATGTTGTCAGGTAGACGATCCGTGGGGGAGGCGTTGATTTATCGTATTTCTCAAGCCTTTGGCTTGAGTTACGACGCCGTGAAGTATGGAATCGGCTTAGACGACCAGTTGAAGGCGCAGTCGTTTTCCCCGGATTCCGCGAAGCGGGTGCTTGAACGTGAGATGGTGTACGAAGTCCAGAGACGGGAGAGGGCAGACGCGGGCTTGACCTGGAACGACGATGGGCACGGGGTGCCGTTCTACGATGTGGACGTGTTCGCCGGGGATGTTGTCGCCTTTAACGACTTCAACACGCAACCGGTATCTTACCTGCAAATGCCCGGGGTAGCCGATTGCGATTTCAGTTGCCGGTTGTCGGGCAATTCGATGCAGGAGAAGATTTTACCGGGTGCGATTCTGGTTTGCCGCGAGGTTCGGGACCGTCAAATTATCGCCTTCGGAGAGATTCACTTAATCGTCACGAAGGAACAGCGGCTGGTGAAGTATTTGAGAAAGAACCGGGAGCGGCCCGGCTGGTACATTTTGAAGAGCCATAACCCCGAATACGACGACATCGACGTACCTGCTGAAGAAATTTTGAGGTTGTTTCTGGTCAAATTTGTCATTAATCAACAGCAATTGTGAATGAAACGGCTTCTTTTTTTGGCCATAATCGTATTGCATTTTGGTTGTAGCTCGTCTTCGACACAACAAAATCAGAATGTAGACGACCTGCTTAATCCGCATGATGACCCGACGGAAAAGGCGTACTACTCTGCGGTACACTATGACAACTTTTTCAGCGACGCGCTTGATATGCCCAAGTTGAAGAAAAAGAAACGAGCGATTCAAGCTCAAAAAGACGCTTTCGATATGATTAACAATGATTATGATTCTTTAAAAGGCATGTATATTCTCTACAAACGTGCCGACGACGCGAAGCGCATTTCGGAAAAGGCCAAACTGTACCAGTCATGGGAAAATGGCGCAAAGAGCTTTATCGCTCAAAATAGAATGGAAGCAGCTTTTGAGCGGTACGACGAAGAATTTCAAGCCAGACTAAGTGCCAATAGTAGTTCGCGGAAACCTAGTGAAGAGCAGTTGCAAATCGACATTCGAGCGATAATGGAGGCGTCGGGTATTCCTTGTTTGAGTGTGGTTAAGGCCGAAAGTGGATGTTTGTGGGTATATACCACCGACATCGGAAGGAACCGAGACGGGCTGGCGAAAACCCTGTGCTACACGGCAGGCAAGTATTCAATTAACTGCGTAAGTGTCTTTGATGCTGACCAAAATGTACTTGGGCGGTCGATGTGCCGCTAATTCTAAAATGAAACCCCACTACCTTACCCTCCTCCTTCTGGCCGCCTGCCAGTCAGCCGACCGACCCGCCCCCACGGTCGAAATCTGGGGTGACACCGCGCAAGGCTTCACGGCCCGCGCCGATTACCCCGATGGTCAAACCCTCTGGCGCTGGACCGACGATGCGGCCGACACGGTGGCCATGCGGCGCACCCTGACCGCCTACCGCCCCGATTGATTTTTCCCGCAACTTAAACTCGAAAATTCGGTGGAAATTACAACAACAACCTTCGACCTCGAATACCGCATCTTCCGCCTGCTGGGCCGGGGGTCGGACCCGACCATGCTACGCCTCGTGTGCCTGATGGCCGAGGTAGGAGGGGTAAGCCCCAGCGACTTCTCGGAGCGGGTGGGGATGACGGTGTCGAGCCTGGCGTTCTATTTCAAAACCCTGCGCGAGATGGAGTTGGTCCGGGCGGAAAAAACGGGCGTCATCAACGGGCGCATCTACTACCTCGACGGGCCGGGGGCGGCGGTGCTCCGCGAGAAAATCCGCACGACCTGCCAGACTCAGCCCGTGCGGGATGACGTGGCCTGGTTTCGGGCCAAACAAGCCGCTGGTGAGTTGATGGCCGACCCGGATAAGCACCTGACGAACCTGCCATGACAATAAAACGCTGGATGGACAAGGCCGATGCCGACCGGCAGGGCAACGCCCCGGTGATGCTCACCGTGAGCTACCACGGCGAGCGGTTCCGCATCTCGACCGAGGAGAAATGCCACGTCTCGAACTGGAAAACGCCCAAAAAGGGCCTGCCCTACGTCGGGACCGGGGAGCCGCTTTCGGACGGGGTGAACGAAAACATCGAAAAACTGGAACTGGCCGTCAAAGCCGCCTGGCGGGAAATCGGCGATGGGTTCGTGCGCGGGGAGGAAAAAGCATTCAAGGCCCGGTTCAAGGAACTTTCCCAGCGCAAACGATGGCCCGCCCGGTACGCCGAGAAACCCGCCGTGCCGACGTTTGCGGAGTTCGTGAAAAAATACCAGGAGGAGCACAAAACCCGGGTGTCGCAGAGCTGGCTGAGGCAGTATAATAGCTTTCGGGACCAGTGGCTAAAGTTCAAGCCGGACGTGACGTGGAGCGATTTCACGATGCCGACCTTCAATCAGTGGATTAACTTTCTGGCCGGGGAATGCGACCTCATCGACTCGACGATTGAAAGCAAGGTGAAAAAGGTGCGGGTGCTGATGGACTACGCCGAGATCTGCGGGGTGCCCGTACCGAAGGATTACCGACTGCTTGAATTCAACGTTCCGCCGTCGGCGCGGCCCTGGCTAAGTTGGGAGGAGGTCATGCACCTGAACGGGTTTAAGTTCAAATCCGAGCAGATGGACCTGACGGCGGGGCGCTTCCTGATGGCCTGTTTCACGGGCTACCGGTTTTCGGACCTGGTGAAGCTCGACGGGGCGCTGGAGCAGCGGCAGGGGTTTCGCGTGTTCAACCTGTTCCAACGCAAAACGGGCGAGGCGGCCACGGTGGCCATGAACGACTACGCCGAGGAGGTTTGGGAGCGCTACGGCGGGATGCTCTTCGAGGGGTTCGCCAAAGTGCAGCGCCACGACTTCAGCGCCGACATCAAGAAAGTAGCACAGGCGGCGGGCCTTGATGCGCCGTTTCGGATGGTCGAGCACCGGGCGGGGGTGGCCCACGAGGAACTATTGCCCAAGTGGCAGGTACTCAGCCCCCACGCCGGGCGGCACACGTTTGCGGTGAACTCGATTGAAAAAGGGATGCCGCTGGAGGTGTTGAAGGACATCCTCGGCCACAAGTCGATTTCCTCAACCGAGGTGTATGCCCGCATCGTGGAGTCGTTCAAGCATCAGACGATGCGGACGGTGTGGAAGAAACCAGTCCCGGTTCAGAAGGTGGCGGGATAG